CGTAGTCCTGCTGATAATAAGCACTGACAACTTTATCATCCCAACAAGAAGGAAGATTATTCTCCCTAGATCTCATATGATTTACTTTTGAGATTGGGAATTCAAAGAGTTCACAATCATGAAGAACTCCATCCAGTTGCTTACGCTCATTTTCAGTTTTTGGATAACGATATGCATATCTATGCATACCAGTAGTATTCCTGTAAGTTCTGCTCATTTCTTTACTCCATAAAGATTAAAGTAAGAATTGTATCTTAACCATCTACCATAAGATGGTTCAACATCTAGACTAGCACAACATTCCAAATAAGACAACCACTCAAACCAAGGAGTTGTATAATCAAATACATGATATGGTCTAGAGTTTTCCACCTACTACGCCTTCATAAGTTTGGGATTCAGTGAAACCTTCCTGCCGTCCCTTAAGATAAAAACGGGTTGCTGAAATACATTGCTCTTTAGTGAGAGATGTGATAATTGATTTGTCCTCTTTATCATAAGATACCCAAGTTCCCCATCTTTGCTCTTTAATATAAAATGTGTCATCAATCCATTCAGGATTCATTCAAACTCTCCTGTTTTGTTTTTGACTGTACCTGAAGAATAAACTCCCTCAATTCTGGAGGTTCTACCCACTTCCATACCGTCCCATCCTTTTGAGTATAACTTTTCCGAATAGTTTGAATTTTCATAAATTTCCACCTCAACTTTAATTTCCCTATCATTCCAATGACGAATTACACCTGCCACGATAAAGCAGTTTGTCACAAGATATGTAGTAAAGATAATTGTTCTAATTACTGCGATTCGATCTGCTAGATGATTTGTTGGATGTGCTTTTTCTCCGAGTGCTTTTGCCCACAGTCTCCACATTAGTTCCAGGTTTGATAAAAATTTCATAATCTTTAGTCGTGAACTTGCACCTAGTGATATATTTTTCTGCGTGATTTTGATTTTGGAAATAACAAGTCTTCTTATCCTTTAGTTCCTTTCCATCTTTATGAATGACCTTTACTGGAAATTGTTCGTATGGAAACTCTTGCTTGTCATCCTTTTTCATTTTAATTCATCTTCATTGGATTTGGAAAGTTGCTTTGACAGTTCTTCTGCTGTCTTCATATGTTTTCTCATCATCCACCATTGTCCTAGTGGATTTGAAAATATAAATGGATGAAACCTCATCATCCAATAAAGTCTCTTGAATTTAGTACCAATAGATTTACTAATCAGATAAATGTAATCTGATACATTTGCATCTATTATCATCATTGTAATAATGATAGCAAATACTGTGAAGAGACTGTAGTAATAAATCATGGCGTTTTTCTTAAGAATGTTAGATAATCTAACAATTGCTGCTTAATAATGTCCAACTCACCCTCACAACCTTGACCCTTTGCCCTACATCTTATTTCGTGATGTACCGTATGCAAGTCCTCTACCATGAGGTCTATTGCTTTGTTTCTGTTGTAGTTCATTTCTTTGTTAGGAGAGTAAAAAGAGTTGAAAATTAATCGCAATAATAATCATCACTACAGTCAACCAGAGTCCAATCTAGATCCAGATCCTCCAGAAATTGAATAAGTTCATATTCATTGTCTGGCAGATATTCTTCTTCACTCAAAGTAAAAGATGCTTCACATAGTCCAGGTCCATATTCAGGAGGATCGTATAAAGTCTGTGAGTACATCAATAAAACCTCATCAATCACAGCAGAGACATAAACAACCCCATCATTGTCTTGATGAATTGATTCGATTTTTTCGATTGTCATCGTTTCTTTATCTCCCGATTAACAAATTTTTTTGCAGTATCCATTGTGGTATGAACCGAAATTTGCTGTCCTTTGTAAATCGACATAAATTTTTTACCATATGGAACGATTGCCCATTCCATATTTTTACTAATCCAACCAAACTCATCACTCATATAATTTACCTTGAAATATCATCAAAATCAACATCTGGATGTAGAAATTCTAGGTAATCTTCATAATCAACTCCAAGGTATTCAGCAAATTGCTTGAGTTCTTGGTGATGCTCAAGAAGCATCAATTCTTCTATATTTTGAATCATTGATTTCCCCTCAATAACCATATCTAGAAATCATCTGATCCATTCTATCTTCACGATATTCATCTTCATATTCCTCATTTGGAGTTTCTTCCAAATCCTCATAAATTGAATCGGCATCCTTTTCCAGAAAAGTTGTGCTCATAAGAATACAGTGAAGTGTTGGTATGTTTTTATATAGACAGGAAGGGGGATCACCCCAACTCCTGCGTTTCGGTTTGCTTAAATTCAGCATCAATCTTGTCATACAACTCAACAAAGGTTGCTTTGGTTTCATCATCAAAACGATTCAGGCAAACCTTGATTGCTTTGTCCTTCTTACCGAAGATAGAATATGCCTTGATGATATGAACCAGACGACGAGTGCTGATGACTTCATCAATACCACCATCGTTGAAGGTCTTACGAATAATCTCAGACCAGGTGCAAAGGTGCTTGATAAAATCAGTATGCTCACCAATCATAGGAATACTAAGTGATTCTGCAACCTTAGTCAAGATTTTAGTCTCAACACTGACAGTAGGATATTCCTGTTCGAAGGTGATAGGGAATCGTTCCAGGAATGCCTCGTTGAGAACATTGGTGCCGATGAAACGACCATCATCAGAACCCTTACCCTTGGTGTTTGCAGTCGCAATCACATTGAAACCTGCCTTGGGAACAACGTGCTTACCAATTTTCTTGAGGAACACACCCTTACCCTCAAGCACAGACTGAAGACACATAATCTTGTTGGAAGCAAGGTCAACCTCATCCAGCAGAAGGATTGCCCCACGTTCCATTGCTTCCACCACAGGACCGTTGTGCCAGACAGTTTCACCGTTCACCAGTCGGAAACCACCAATCAGGTCATCCTCATCAGTCTCAATCGTGATGTTGACACGAATCAGTTCACGACCAAGTTGGGCACAAGACTGTTCCACACCGAAAGTTTTTCCATTACCAGAAAGACCAGTGATGAAAGCAGGATAGAATAGACCAGACTGAATAACTTTTTTAATATCCGAAAAATTACCAAAGCTGACGAAGGTAGCATCTTTCTTGGGAATAAGATTTTGCACGACAGAATTCATAGTTGCCACACCAGGAACCGTATCAGTTCCCTCTACAGCAGGGGAGTTGTAAGTTTCTTCAAGTTCTTGCACGGTTGCCTCCAGATTCCATTTACCACGACCTACCTTATATTGATTTAGATATTTGGAAAGGGTCGCATACGAAGTGCCTAGTTCTGTTGCAACTTCTTTTACTGCATCAGCACCAAACTCGGTGCCAAACTTTTCTTTCAAGATGGAGATTGCTTGGTCGGACATAATGTTAGATTTGCGAGGCATCGGTTTGGTTGATTACTCCGTAATCATAGCACGAAAAAAGGTGCCTCAGGGGCACCTTTGGACGGTTTGGGAAGTGGTCCTCACCCTAGAATTGAATCTCTCCACTCTTCACTCATATTTACCATAATTACTTCTGCTGATTCTGGTGTATCAGCATATCCTTCGCCTAAAAGGTGCGAGAGGATGATGTCGTAGAGGTCTACTTGTTCTTTGCGTGTTTTTCTAACAATTGGATTACGTGGAGAAGATCCTCTAGGATTTGGTCCTCCCCATTTGCTAGAAGTTCTTCTTCTTGCATCTGTTTGGTCTATTGGAGTTGGAAAAATATTAGCATTTCCATCTCTAAGACTTTTAAAAGCATTTCCTACTGCCCTTCTTGCCTGACCTTTAGTAGCATTACCTTGACTTTTGCCACTAGCTCTAGCGGATTTATTCATACCATATTCATTATCAGTTCTTTCTGGATTTAATATTCTATCTTTTTTGAATTCATGGGGAGGAGTTTCGTGTTCTAACGGTTTCTTTTTACCAAAAATTGTTTTCTTTTGTTTTGGTGCTTTAGACGTTTCGGTATCATCTACTTCCTTCATTGATCCATATCTAGACATATTTTTATCACTTATTTTATATTGAGGAGTATTTGGGTCTTCTACACCTGTTCTTTGTCTCTTAGCTCTATTTTTTTCTGCTGGGGTATGCCCACTTTGCAAAGGTCTATCTGGGTCATTCCAAGGAACTTTTCCTTCCCCCATAACAACTTCCATATATGCTTCTTGAAGATTGCGAAGTGTTTGTACGTCCATTCTTACAATTACTTTTTAGTTATTTATAAAAGGAGAGTAATAAATACTCCCCCAGGTGGTCAGGCAACCATAGAAATAAAGTTACTAAGAAGTTTCTTGTTAGTCTTTTTCTTACCAAGAACTTTACTAAAAGCAGTTTTGATTTGTGCTTTGGTAGCATTCTCAGGAACAGAAAACTCCTCATCTTGTGCGAGAGAGTTAGCAGCAATCACATTGAATTGGTCAAATCCAGTGTCTTGGAATTGAACACAACCTTGCTTGCGAAACTCTCCCTTGACTTTTTCGTAGTTCTCTACACCAGTTCCATACCAACGATGACACATTGAGAAATCACGACTAGGAGTGATACGAAAGTTAATCACATTCACAGTCGGGAACCTATCTTTCACCGTTTGCAGGAGAACTTTGGCATAACGAGGGAAGTTATCATAATCCAGAGAAGAATAGACACGACCAGTCTTCCTATCACGAATAGCAGTGCGATGATGCTTTGTGTTTCCAACGTAATCAGGAGAATCTGGATAACGACCCTTACGTGCAACCGTCACGGAATTCTGGTATCCCTCACCATCAGTCAGGAAGATAACATTCACCTTCTGTAGTTTATTCTTTGCCTGAAAATCGGGGATCAGAGAGTGAAGTGAGATCAGACTTTCCCCAATAGGAGAACCCGAAAGGTCCAGGTGAGGAGGAACAGCACCACTGCGTTTCTGATATGACCAGCAAGCACACCAGATATTCTTAAGTTGTTCTTCAAGAACACGATTGTTAGTTTTGCTGGTGAAGAAGTTCATCAGACGGAATGATTGCTCAGGAGCAATCACATCAGGAACTTTATCATAAACAGGAGGATGATTCGGTTGCAGTTCCATATATGCGTGTGCATCCAGAGTGAAGGCATACACTTCGAAGGGAATATTCACCTTACGGCAGAACCAAATCAGGTTCAACAGTTGCTTGTAAGCATCCAGAATAAACTCACTCATTGAACCAGACCAGTCAAGAATGAAGATGAGACCGTGATTCTTACCATCAGGGACCACAGAAACCTTCTTAAACAGGTCTTCGTTGAACTTATAAGTATGAAGTTTAGCAGTATCTAGAATACCAGTGCGAGCAGTGCTAGAACGAGCATATTGATCTGCAGACTTCTTGCACTCAAACTCTTTTACCAGATAAGAAACTTCCTTCTCTGCAGACTTCTTGTAGGTATTATATTCCTGACAAGCAACCTTGAAGGTTTCTGCATAATAAGTTCCACTATTCTCGTAGAAATACTTTGCCTTACTATGAATGAATTCATTGGGAATTACCATTGTCTCAAGATTCATCTTGGGAAGTTCCACATAGTTAGTCTCTTGGGCATACTTATCCACAAGGTCTTGAGACTTTTCATCAAAGGAACGAGAAGTCTTGGAAGTCATCTCATCACGATTAGTTTTCTCGTGCTTATTGCTTGCTTCCTGACCGAAACCACCACCATTCGGTGCTTCCATAGACTTATTCATATCATCACCGAAGGATTCACCTTCAGTTTGTGATTGACCCTGTGAATCTTGCTGAAGATTACTTTGGTTCTGTCCGTTTTGGTTCTCTCCATTTTCGGAAGAAGAACTCTGCGGACCTTCTACTTCTTCACCACCAGGACCAGACATTTCTTCCCCACCACCTTGAGTAGGCATATTGGATACCTTTTTACGTTTGTACTGAACAAACTCGGTGATTTCACGAGCAAGTTGCAGCACTTCATCAAACGTTTCGGTCAGAGTAGCACGAGTCAGAAACTCATTCTCCTCATCATTGAAGGCAATGTTATGAAATGCGCCAATCTTATAATACAGATTGATTCTGTCAATGAAAGTCAGTTCATCCAGGTTCTCTTCCTTGGTTGAAAAGAAGTCATCGGCATTCAGTTCATTGTAACCATTGTAGAAAGTCCGAGAAAGACCAGGATACTTTTTCTTCATTAGACGTTCTACACGAACATCCTCAAGAACATTCACAAAGTCTTTAGGAACTTCAGGATAGTCTACAGTCCAGTCAATATTATCGGTAAAGAGTGCGTGTCCTACCTCGTGTCCAACCAGAAGGTCATAGACAGTTGCAGATGCTTTATCCCAGTTAGGAAGTGTCAGTACACGACGGTCTACATCAAACATAGCAGTCGGAACTTTCTTGTGCTCGATAATCAAGTTCTCGGTTGCCAGACATTTGGCAAGAGAACCCTTGACTTCTAGATTGACAGACATCTGGTGTGCTTTTGAACTCCGTTCATCATAACAGAAAAAAGGGGTCCAAAGACCCCCTACTGTGCCACTATGTCAACTGTCTTATGGAGTTTCTTCAACAGTTTCTTCAACAGTTTCTTCAACAGTTTCTTCAATTACTGGAGTTTCTTCATCTACTGGAGTTGCCCAAGGAAGTCCTGTAGAAAAAGTAATAGGAGAAATTTTAAGTTCTAATTCATGAACGACTGTTTCTTCTAAACTATTTACAGATCTAGGTCCTAATTGATTTTTAGTCCAAGAGACTATTATATCTTCAGTCAAATCTTCAAATGGAATAAAATCTGCTGTTCTGGGAAATTCAACGGATCCATGAATTCCTGTTTCAGTATTTTCATATGTAGCAATAATTTTCCAAAATGCTCTATAGACATATCCATCGGAAGTTTTACGTTCCAAGTCTGTAATAGTCCATTTAATATCAATTTGTGGAGATTCTACTGTCATAACTTCTAGTTTTTAGTTATTTATACTATAAGCACTGCATCAAAATGTCAAGTTGACAAGAAGTGAAATCATGAGTAGGATCACTCTGTCAGGTTTCAAGATTAGTTGTATCTTTAAGTATTAAAGGATCATTTTAGACTTAATTTCTTCATATAACTCTTTATACTTCCTGAGTTCCTGAACTTCCAGTTCTAAATCTCTAGTATTATGATTTGTAGAAGAAGAGGTATTAGGATCAAATACTGTTCCCAAGAAGTTAGTTTCATGAGAAGACATCATACCTTTAAATGAAGCATTCTCAAGTCTAGCATTTTGTAGATTTGCACCTTCTAAATCAGTCTTATCAAGATTTGCATTTACAAGATTAGCATTTTCTAATTTAGCATATCTTAAATTAGAACCTTTTAGATTACATCCTTCAAGATTTGCATTTTGCAAATTTGCACCTTGAAGATTTACATATTGTAGATCTTGATGACTTAAATCAACTCCACTAAGATCTACTCCAGGTTTAATTTCATAATTACCAATTCTCATAATTTTCTCCTATGTATTATTGTGGTTTAACAGGCCAATCTGGATGGATTTCTCCATTATAAAAAGCAACAACCATTGGTTTTGGATCTGTGATAACATCAGGAAGATCTCTGAGTTGTTGTCTATAAACAGACCATGCAGTTTTCTGTTCTTCTGTTAAAGAAACATCTGAAAGTTGGGTCCAATCACATCTCAAAAGAAGTTCATCCCTAATTGCTCTCAGTTCTGCCCAATAATCTCTTGCTGCTTCTGCTGCCTCTGCTGCAGCAATATCAGCATCAATTCTTCTTTGCTTTTCTTCATAAAAAATATCTACTATCCCTTGCCATTGACCCAGTTCAGTAAATCTTTCATTAAATGGTTTTGGACCAAATGGACCACCTTCAGGTTTAAATTCTAATTCTCCACCATACTCTTCACCATACCATTGAACGCAATGAATATTATCAGGGATCCAATCTATTTCAACATCAAAAATAGTTTCTTCTCCAACCATAAGACTTTTATCTCCAGGAAAATAAGCCATTCTATTCACAGTCATTACTTTGCTCCTCTTCTTCTCCAGGGGTAATCATATTTATTGGGGTTTCTAATGGAGTTACACTTGCGGGAAGAACTCCAGAAGTTTTCTTTTGTTCCTCAATATAATCAAGATAAAGTTGTTGATTTTGTGCATTAGATCTCACAACTTCATTTCTGAAAGATTCAACTGCAGCACCTGCTTGTCTTGCCTGTTGAGATGTTTCAATCTGAAGCATTGGCAACCAAGTTACAGCACATCCCCAGTTATCAACCATTTCTCCCGTATTTGGATTCATTCCTCTTACTTGAGTGTACCAACTGCACTTAAGACCAATACACTTCTTCTTAATTAAGGGGCAAAAGTCCCCTGGTTTCATTTGATGCATAATTCTTTTCTCCTATTCAAGATGCATATCTACGAAGTATTTGTGTTTTCAAATTATTTAAAAGAAAATAAGGATCATTTAAGGCACTAATACAAGTTGATAAATGAACTGAATGCTCATTTATAGGTAACTTATCTTGAATATTACCTAACTCTCCATGTATAAACCTAATAAAGGGATCAGAGATTAAAGATTTTGTCCAAAATACAGAAACATATCTAGTTCCCCTTACCACCTTATTAACTCTGTGAATGGTTCCAGTTGAATAAGTAACTGCCCATCCAGCATCAAGTTTAATCTTTTCTTCATCCTCTCCACCAATATATAGGCATAATTCACCACCATCATATTCAGATGGGTCATTCAAAAATACAGTAGTGCTATAGTCACCATTATTCCAATTATCAAAGTGTGGATTATAGTATCCACCAGAAACTGTTTTGGAAATAATATTTAAATTTGTATTACTTGGGGAAGTGAAATTATGGAACCCTTTATCACCATCCAAAGATGACATAATCATGTCATTAATTGTTTGAGAAAACTGTGGGTTATTTAATTCTACATTACTTTTAACACTTTTAGTTCCACCACCACTATACAAACCATCATTCCAAAAATTATGTTGATTTGACTCATTAATTATATCATGAACTACTTTTAATTGCTCATGATCCAATACTCTTCTCACATAATATTGCTTCATACCAACCAAGTAATAATTGAATATCTAGTTCCTTTTTGTACTGGCATTACTTCATGAGGGTACATAAAGTTTGATGGGAACATAATCACAGATCCAACACCAGTTCTCATCATAATTTCTCTATTAAAGAAAGCAAATTCCCCACCTTCATAATCTTCATTCAGTTGAATAGAACAAGATACTGATCTTTGTTCTGCTTTAAATGAATCTGTATGTTGGACATAGAATTGACCTTCTTGATATCTTAAAAGTTGATATCCTGTATCAATATCAATATTAAACAATGGGTGTTTTTCTCTATACAATTCCATTGCTTCTGCTATACATTTATGAATTCTCTCATCAATAGATCTTCGAATTTCTTCATTTCTAGAAATACTGTTATGATCTGAAGTTAAAATTTGATCACAATTTCTGGAATCTCTATATTCAATTCCACCACCAACAAGAGCAGGAGACCATTCATTACAATGCCGATATTCCTCTAAAATTTCTTGACAAAAATGTTTAGGTAAAATATTATCAAACACATGGATATAATCTTCTAATTTAGTTCTTGATTGGTGAACTATCAATGTAGGAGTTGAGATTTTTTCTTCCTTTTTCTCAATAACTTGGTTCATTTTTTCATCCTCTTTGTTGTCATTTTCTTTCTGTTTATCAAAATAAGCATAAGAACAATCACCTCTACTTCTCACATAATGTAAAAATACTTGAGTATAATACTCTCCGTCATAAGTATCTCTCCAGTGATCTGCAATCTTTCCAAGATACATCATTGCATCTCCTGGATTTAGAGTTACAGATCTTTCTTCACCTGATGGAGTTTGAATAGAAATAGGCCAAGGTTTATCCCCATTCAGATGAAGAGTTAAAGATATTTCACAAGCATCTCTATCTCTATGTCTTTCTAGAACACTTCCATTGAAATAAACTCTAGAATAAACATATGTAGGTAAAACTGTTTCTTCTAAAATTGAAGAAATTTCTTGAGTTTTTTCTGTTAATATCTCAAGAAATGAAATATAATTATAATCTGAATATGAATTAGGTGCTTGTGGATCACCAATTAGATTTTTATTTTTGCAATAATTTTTAAATTCTTCTGCAAGTTCTACTGCTCTATATGAAGAAATAAAATTGGGTATAACAATGTAGTTATTCTGTAACAGTTTGGAATTCATTTTATTGAAAAATAATTAAAAGTATAACATATTTTGGTTTGAAATTCAATCCTTGGAGGCAAGAATTACATCTCTATAATAAACTGCAAAGGACTGAGCAGTAAATCCTGCTGGATGTGAATGCGGAGATTCTGTAATAGTGTGACTATGAGGTGAGGATATTGTATGAGTATGGGGATTACCACTTAAAGTGTGGGAATGCTGTGCATTACCACCTGCTGCACCACCACCTGCAAGAGCAGTATTTCCTGCAGACCTAGGTGTTTGTGGAGTATTTGTACCTCTTTGTACTCCTGTATTGCCAGTATAATTATGGTTATGATTACCAGCAGCAGTAGTAGCTCCTGTAAATGTGACAGGAGGTGTAACAGTTGTAATACTTATATTTCCAGGTTCTGCAGTGATTTGATATCCAGTTTGAACTGCAGAAGTTCCTGGAGAAGATAAAGATCTAGATGGAGATAGAACAGTAGAAAAACTAGATGATCCTCCAGTAGCTATTGTTCCATTGACTATTCTTAATGATTTATCATTATGAGTAGTACTTTTAGTCCAACTTGTAGGAGCAGAAGTACTTTCAAACAACATTACTGTTCCAGAGGCAATAAAATCTGGAATGTAAAGACAATTAGTTAGAGAAGATCCTTGAAGTATTGCCATTTTTATTAATTTTTGGTTGCAATGATGACATCCACATAAGTGATAGTAAAGTCATAACTTCCACTATAGGTATGACTATGATTTCCCTGTGCCCCTGGATTTGAATTATGGCTATGAGCAGTTACTTGAATTTGGTGAGTGTGGGGGGATGCTAATGGATGACTATGAGCAGTTGCTCCGGAAGTTGTGCCACTAACAAGAGGACCTGGAGCACCAGAAGTAGTAACTAATGGGGCAGTTGTAGATACTTGGTTAGTTCCAGGTCCTGCTACTGGATTGTTATGGGTAGCTCCATGAATTGCTGTTTGGGGTCCGTCTACTGTTGCTGGTTGAGTGGCACCAGGAAATCCACTCATATCTGCTGTTACAGCAGGAGAAAATGAAACAGTTGCTTGAGTAATTTGAGTATCTATTATGGGGGATGATCCGGTAGTAAATGGTCCTACTGATCTACTTGTAAAAGTTTGAGTAAATGGTAAAGTGCCACCAGAAGATAAAGCAGTACCATTAGCACCACCAATTACTCTTAATCCAGTATTATTAAAGGATGTGCTTTTGGTCCAATTTGTTGGAGCACTGGTTTGATGGAAAATCATGATAGATGGATTTGCTGGAGTATCTCCAGATCCACCAAGAAAACTTGGTATTGAACTACAACCTGTTAAACTATCTACTGTTAATACTGCCATTATTATGCATCCTTACTTGCTATAATCATGTCAACATAAGTTAAATTAAAATCAACACTTCCAAAGTTTCCTGTATGTCCGTGGTCCCCAGAAATTGTATGAGTATGAGGAGAATTTGCTGGAAATGGGTGTGTGTGCTGACTAACTACTGCGTGCCTGTGTTGACCTCCTCCAGCAGGTGATGGACCTGTAGATTGCCATTGAATCAGAACTCTAGCAGCATAGAGAACTCCAGTTCCTGGACCAAATGAAAGATTTCCTGGGTTCATGTTGCACACATGCTGATGTCCATTTATTTGTGATTCTTGTAATGCAGTAAGACCAGTTTGTGTTGCTGTAGCTGAAGATTGTGTCATTGTTACTGTTACAGTGGCAGGTTGAACAGAACATCCATCAGCTGCTTGTCCGATTGCACCACCAAAAGGTCTAGTGGCAAAACATTGAGACCAAGTTATACTTCCTCCAGGAGAAGCAGAACCATTTACAACACGAAGAGATCCTTCATTTACAGTGGTATCTTTAGTCCAACTGACGGGAGTAGTTGCCATTCTAAAAACCATCTTGGATCCAGATCCAATGAAAGATGGTATAGAAGTACATCCAGTAAGTGAAGTAGCACCAAGAACTGCCATAAAATATCAATTCTCCAATAAAGTCTCTTCAGGAGTTTCTTCTACTTTATCATCCAAAGTAACTCCAAGTGAAGTTAGATATTCTACAATTCCTTGAAGTTTAGTAAAATTTTCCTTTTTTATAGCAAGAGTTGAGTTCAGTTCATTAATTTCTGAAATCAAAGTCTTTTGCTGTTCAATGATACTTTTTAAGTGATTTTGTTGTTCTGTCATTTTTTCAATTCAATTAATTGATGTTCGAGATTATTTATTTGCTCTTGTTGCTCTTTAATTGCTTCAATTAAAACTGCAACTAAGTTTGCATAAGCAACAGATTTGGTCCCATTGCTTTCTGAAACAACTTCAGGAATAATTTGTTCTACTTCTTGAGCAACTACACCAATATGATGACCTTCTATATCTATACGATCATATTCAACACCACGAAGACTTAATACCTTTTCTAATGAATTAGTAAGAGTTTTGATATTTTTCTTCAGTTTTATATCAGAGGATGCTGTAAATGTACCTGCTGTTACCGCTGTTGATGTGCCAAAAGTAATGGCATTACTTCCAGTACATTCTATTCTTACATCAAAGTCTGTGGTTCCAGCAGCGGCACTATGAAAATCAATGTATCTCCCAATCTCCAGCACGCCTCCACCAGAGATGAGAGGTATCTTTGTCCACCAGTCTCCACTGGTTCCGCCTATCCCGGATCCATTGATTGCAGTAATTCCAGTGTATGCACCAGAGATCCGAGCATCAGGGACTGTTCCCGAGGTAAGATTGCTGGCATTAAGAGATGTGAGGTAACTGCTGACGTTGCCGCTATGTAGCAACGTGCTCCATGCCTGCGTACCGCTTCCACTAGTGTTGCGGAAATACAATTCTTGCGTGTCAAATCTCGACGCAATTTGTAGAGCGAAATAGTTGGAATTGTTGCTGTGCGTCGCCGATATTAGGTGGTGATATCCGCCACTATTGGTTGGCCAACCTTCGGCAGTTGTGCCGGTGCTCGTTTCGTAGAACCCGGTATCGATCCTAGTGGTGATATCATCCCTGGTGACTGCATCACCTACGAAGGTGGGCGTTGTAGTCGATGTGGATGTGGCAGCATTGCCGGTAATGTCGGAACTGATAGTGGCCGGGAGATAGGCATCTCCAATGGTGCCGGAGCTGATGTTGCTGGCGTTCAGAGAAGTAAGCGATGCACCACTGCCGGAGAAGGTGGTGGCGGAGACTAAACCAGTTTCGTCGAAGGCTACCTTTGACGTTCCCAGCCAAGTAAATCTCAGTACACCATTTGGCCCCGTGCCATCCATGTCGTTGTAAATACGCCAGTCTGCGTTTGCAGATGTACTGCCGTTCCAGTACTTGCCCCTGAAATAGAGTGCCCCCGAATCCCTGGTCGTCGTTGTTGCATCAGCTGCAACATCATCTGCTGTGGTGATGTAAATAGCGCCGTAGTTGATCTGCTCAGTTGCGTTGAAGTAAGCAGCCCGCGCACCACCAGCGACCACCGTGAGCTTGTCTGCCGACTCCCACCACAGGCCGGTGTTGGTGTCACCAGATGATGCGACTCCAGGAGTTGTGATTGATCCGGATGCGGCGAGCAGTGCCCCGGAGAATGTAGCAGCAGTAAGGGTTCCTGTAACGTCAGTCCCAGACGCACTTGTAGCCAGCTTTAGAGAATTGTTATGGTATAAACTAACAGCCCCACCCCTCTGCATTACTATTCCATTGTGAAACGAATTCGAAGCATTATTAACAAGCCTAAAAGCAACCGCCGAAAGAGTTCCTGCGTCATTGTCTGTATAAAAGTCAACATACTTTGCTCCGGCGGTTGTGAAGTTTAATTCACCTCCGAGGCTGATGTCAGATGATGCCGATATCGTTGTGGCGCCGGACAATGCTCCAGTTACATTGCCACTTCCATTGAAACTTTGTCCCCAAATAGTTCTTGTGGTTTGCAAGGTAGTCGCTGTGGAAGCATTGCCAGATAATGCACCGGACAATGTTCCAGTTACACTTAATGTCCCTGGAATAGATACTCCACTTTCACTCATACTCATAACTTCAGTCAATCCTACTGCCGCACCTGAAGTAGTACTATTTTTTAATCCAAATGAAAATCTTGCAGTAGAACTATCGACATCGCATACAATTCTTCCAGAGGAACCCGTTGTATCAGGAACTCCAGCATAATGATTAAATGCTACATTAGCATTACCATAACCATCATTGGCCGATAATGCAATGCTTCCTGAGGTTCTTCCTGCTTCAATTACTCCTCCTGAAGTTCTAATAGATCCAGTGGCTGTATCGTTGGAGTTGTCAGATCTTAAAAAACTTGATCCATGAAGTCCGTCAAGTAAATCAGCATTTAAGTTAGTTACTACAGTAGTGGAAGAAACAGTTAATGGTGCTGTTCCTGTTGCTACTGTTGAGATTAAAGTATTTGCAGAGCAGGATCCTAAGGTTAGGGTTCCAGTTGGACTTAAAGTCATCCTCAAAGTTGGATTGGACGAAGATCCGTTAGATTTAGATGAATCTCCATAGAAGTAAATATTTCCATCTGGGGATAAATCTATCTGAGAGGCTCCAGTATTTCCACCAGCAGATAGTGAAGTCCACTGGTTACTAGAATTTCTATATCCATTAGAAACAAGTGTAGTTCGAAAACTTCCTGAGGTATAAAAAGCTCCCAAATCAACAATACCATAATATAAGGTAGTCCAAGAACTTGTGGGTCTACTTACATTTGCGCCACCACTCAATGTTAGAAAACCGGAAGCAGTATCAGCAGCATCAGTTCTTAAGAACTGAGAACTATCAAGACTATCAAGAGTATCAGCATTAGTTGTTGTTAAACCACCAGGACCTTGAATTCCTTGTCTTCCCTGGATACCTTGAGTACCTGTAGTTCCTTGAGTACCTGTAATTCCTTGAATTCCTTGGGAACCTGTAGTTCCTGTAGTTCCTGTAGTTCCTGTAGTTCCTTGAATTCCTTGAGTACCTGTACCTGTAGTTCCTTGAATTCCTTGGGAACCTGTAGATCCTGTAGATCCTGTAGTTCCTGTAGATCCTGTAGTTCCTTGAATTCCTTGAGTACCTGTACCTGTAGTTCCTTGAACTCCTTGAGAACCTGTAGTTCCTGTAGATCCTGTAGTTCCTTGAATTCCCTGTCTTCCCTGAACTCCTTGAGAACCTGTAGTTCCTGTAGTTCCTGTAGTTCCTTGAATTCCTTGGGATCCCTGATCTCCAGTAATACCCTGAACTCCTTGAGAACCTGTAGTTCCTGTAGTTCCTGTAGTTCCTTGAATTCCCTGTCTTCCCTGAATTCCCTGTGGACCTTGAATTCCTTGAATACCCTGCAGTCCTTGAACACCTGAAGAACCAGAAATCCAAGAAACTCCAGCACCTGTAGAAGTTAAAACGCTCCCATTAGATCCAATATTATTATTGGAATCGTAAATTCCACCAGTGATCCTTACATCACCTTGAACTGTAAGTTTTGTGGTTGGATCTGTTGTTCCTATTCCAACGTTTCCATTAGTAAAATAAGTATCATAACTATCGGTTCCAGTTCCAACCGACCAAGGGTTCACTACAAAAACTGTTGTACCTACACCAACATTTTTTGAAGCAAAGACTTTGCCATCATAAGTATTGATAGCTATTTCACCAAGAGGAACCTGCGTCTCATTGGGAATTTTGCCTGGTACAGAAGATCTTTTGAACTTAAGTTTTGGATCAGCCATTCAACCTCATGTCTGGTAAAAACCTTAGGTGTTGGTATATACCAACATCTTATTTATAAGTATTATCTTATGCAAAATCCTCAGGTTTTTTTCTAGTAGTTTTTTGATTTTCCAACTTCTGTACTTTGGAAATTAATTCACCATTGGTAGATGACAAAGAATTAATTTTTGCTTCATAGATAATCACTTGATTTATCAGTTCAGATACCTTTTTCTGATATGCTGCTAATATTGATTGATAATCTATGTCATTCATCAGAAGGTTCCAGCATCCACTGTAATATTTTCAAGAAATCTTTCTGCGCCAGTACAAGAAATAACTTGTGAAGTTCCAGCACAATCAGTTACCCAAAGTGCTCCAATTTCAACAGCAGCATAAGCACTTGCTGTAAGAACATTATTTGTTTCGGAAACATCAGATGCAATTCCAATTCTTCCTGCACTATCATCCCAATAAACTGCTGCTTTCTTAGCAGAGCCACTATACCAGTTTAACAGGACACCAATATCAAGATTGAGATCTGATGTTGGTGGAACTAATTGTCCTGAACCATTATCAACCAATCCAAGATCAATCAGAGGGTCTTGAACTTTTAATGTATCTGTATTGACTTCTGTTGCTGTTCCAAGAACAAATAGATCTCCACTTACAGTTAAATTGCTTGCAATTCCAACATTTCCTGTAGTATTGCTAATTGTGATGGAGGTTGTTCCATCTGCTGCCTTTACTGCACCAGTCTTGATATTGGGGGCAGATAATGTATTTGTGTTAGGATTATACAGAAGTTCTGCATCAACACCTACAGTCTTACCAGTGCCAGATCCATCAGTAAAGGTTAAGTTATAATCTTGATTAGTTGCAATTCCAGTTGTATCAACAGTTATTGCTCTGGTTGCAGTTGTTGCAGTACCAATAACTGGTCCAGTAAGAGTACCATAGAAATTAGTAGCACTAATTGAGGTATCAGACATTGTGATACCAGAACCAACAGCAAGACGAACTCCATTCGCCATTGTTGTGGTTCCAATTGCTAATCCATAGTTAAATGCAAATGCATCAGTAGAAAACCCAAGAGTTCCAGTTTGGAACCACATCAACTGCTTGTAAGTATCTGGAAGTGTGTTAATTCCAGAAGCAGCAAATGAAGCTAGTGGACTTCCTACAGTAGATGCAATTGCTACACCTGCATGATTTGCAGTGTCCTCATTTGGGGATATTGCAGTTGTAAATCCAAGAATAATGTCTTTGTTTTGAATATAAACATCTTCACCTTTTAATGTAACTGTGGTTCCTCCAATAGTTACATTTCCATTAACATGTAAATCTCCACCAACATGAACTGCTTTCTCAATTCCCACACCACCTTCAATAATTATTGCACCACTATCTTTGCTAGTGGAATCTGTGGTATCTGAAAATGTAGTAATTCCGGAAACATTTAAATTATCTAATTCAGTGTGTCCTGTTACATCTAATCCACCATTAGCATCAATTAGTCCAGTTACTGTTGCAATACCAGATAGACTTAAATGTCTTGCTGTGATATCCTCTCCAATAGAAGCACCACCACCAGTAATCTCAAGTCCACCAACATAAAGTTGATTATCAATATAAACATTACTTGTGGTAAATGTTGCTACTCCAACAAAAGTAGAAACCCCAGAAACATTTAAATTGGTAACTGAAATATCATTATCTAAATTAATAGTAATTGTGTTGTCAGTTACTGCAGTGTTTACATTAGTTCCGCCAGTAAAGGTAATTGTTGAACCAGTGCTTACTGTATCTGGAGAACCAGAATCTGCTGCAATATTAAAATCACTCACTACAGCATCCCAAGATAACTCACCAGTTGAATTAGTTTTCAGGAAGTAACCATTTGTGATAGTTCCTGGGAATGTATAAGTTATTGCTGCACCTACTGATGCTGGTGCTGCAAGAGTAATAAAATCTGAACCACTTGTTGATTCTACAAGATTAACACCACTTCCACTGGAAGCAGTCTCTTTTTTCCAATATCTATGAGAACCAACAAACTTATTATTATTTGTTGTACTATCAATGCCTACATAAAAATCAAATGAATCTGTTGTAAAGGCTGGTTCACCTGCTTTAAGACCTGGCAGATTTGATAAAGCACCTCTTTTTACCTGTAAGACTGGTGCTGGCATGATTTTCTGTTACTTTTTACTATTTATTAAAAAGTACCTGCATCCAAATCAATCTTATCATCCAAATCAACATCCAATCTTTCTAAGAATGTAGAAGCATACCCAACTAATCCAGGTTGTATGGTCTCTTCTCCTGCTGCATAATTTAAAACCTCATCAGGATTAACCATTTTAAATTTTTGCTGAGAAGAATCATATACCATTACATATTTGTCATTGGTATTTGAATCATCAAAATCTACTAGATCCTGAATTCTCATAATTTCTGTTGTGGTTGGTTGTACTTCTTGAATAGAAGGAGTTGTGAATTCTATGGTATATTGAGATGAGACTAATTCTACTTCTATATCCATTAGGTTGCAGTTCCTTTTACTATTACTGTACCTTCTACTACCTTATTGGTGATCCCACTATTAGTAGATAAAACATCATAAACATATCTACCTGGAGGAATGGCATCAGTAATTGTACTTGCCATTCCTATTGTAATAGTTCCAGTTGTTGTAGAAGCAATAGAAACTGTAAATGGATATGATGTTGTTGCCCCGTAATGCTTCTTTAGTTTAGATGAAAATGTATATCCAGAAAGATTCAATGCACCACCATCTAGTTTGATTTTCAGGGAAGTAGAAAATCTAGTTCCCTGGTCTATTGTTAGATTTACTACTGGTACTGCCATTTGGGTTTTTAGGTATTTATATTAACCAATCACCATTATATGGATTTGGCTAGTATTTTGATATGCATTATTAAATACATCCCGAGTGCGGAATCTAAACCCAGTAGTGGATTTATCAGTTATATCTGTGACTATATGATCTCCATCACTTCCACAAGTACCAACCACCGCATAATTACTATTAGGAAGTGGTGTAGAAGCGGAAAATGTGACTGTATAATCTCCATTACCATTTCTAGAGACACTTGCTATATTTCCGGAACCAGTACGGACAGGGGTGGTAGTTCCACTTGTAATATAAGCCCAAGCTCTTATTCCATAAATCGGGCACGCAGCATTGGTTTGACCACCACTAAGTTTAGGAGCAGTTATACTACCATTTGATATTTTCGCAGTCGTGACTGCATCGTTTTCTATTTTGTTAGTTGTGACTGCTCCGTCTGCTAATAAGTGAGTATGACTCGTAGAAGTGACCGAGTTAGTAGAAGTACTTGTGATATTACTTGGAGTTCCAACTGCAAATGTAACGTTGCCACTGTTATTAAATGTTCCTCCGGTTAATCCATTTCCGGCAGTTACTCCATTTGCCAAACTTCCAGTTAATCCAGTGGCAGTTATGGATCCACTAAAAGTCAATACATTATTAGAAGGATTGTCGATTGTAAATGTAGTACTCGCATCAGTTACAGTATGGAATTCGATTCTTCTACCTATATTTAAAGATCCTTGACCTCCGACCACAGGAATTCTATTGAACCAAGGAGATGCATTGGTAGCATTAAATCCGTCCACTAGGTCTACGTTCAGATTAGAAACTAGTATATTCGAAGAGACTGCTAAAGGAGCTTGAGTAGTTGTAAGTGAAATTAACCTAGCATTTGTTGTTAAATCATTAGTAAATAATCCTTTCCCACCTACGTGCAATTTATATGAAGTGTCTATACTACCTACATTAACTCCGAGTGCTTTTGGAATATATGTAAATTGAGATTCATCAAGCAAAATTAACTCATGAGCTTTTGTTTGTCCAATATATTGTCTTACATAAATTGGTTCAGTTCCATTATCCCCAGTCAAAATCTCCAGATATGCGGACTCAGGTGCAGTTTCTCCACCTCGAACTCTTATATAATCAGATCCGAAAGTATCATAAAGTTCTTTGGCAGTATTTACAGTTGTTGTTGGATCTGCATCTTGTCCTCTTGGTCCTTGAATACCTTGTCTACCTTGAATGCCTTGAATTCCTTGATTGCCTTGATCACCTTTAAATCCTTGAACACCTTGATTGCTTATACCTTGAATACCTTGTGTCCCGAAGAACCCCTGAATTCCCTGTCTACCCTGAATGCCTTGAATTCCTTGGTTTCCAGTTCCAGATTGTCCTTGAATACCCTGATTTCCACGGGATCCCTGAACTCCTTGAGGTCCTAAATCTCCAGTTCCAGTTAATCCTTGAATACCTTGATTTCCACGGGATCCCTGAACTCCTTGAGGTCCTAAAGCTCCAGTTCCAGTTAATCCTTGAATTCCCTGATTTCCACGGAATCCCTGAATTCCTTGAGGTCCTGCAACATCACTATCTTGACCTGCCCTACCTTGGATTCCTTGGATGCCCTGGATACCTTGACTAGTTCCAGCTGTACCCTGAATACCTTGAGAACCAGATCCAGATTGTCCTTGAACTCCTTGTCTTCCTTGAGTTCCTTGTGGGCCTTGAATGCCTTGGTTTCCAGTTCCAGACTGTCCTTGAACTCCTTGTCTTCCTTGAGTTCCTTCAGAACCTTGAATTCCTTGAATTCCTTGGTTTCCAGTTCCAGATTGACCTTGAACTCCTTGTCTTCCTTGAGTTCCCTGAGTACCTTGAGTGCCTTGAGTACCTTGAATACCTCTAAAACCATCTGATCCTTGAATTCCTTGAGCACCTTGAATTCCTTGAGTACCTTGAATTCCTTGAGAACCAGAACCAGATTGTCCCTGAACCCCCTGAATTCCCTGTCTACCCTGAATACCTTGAATTCCTTGAGAACCAGATCCAGATTGTCCTTGAACTCCTTGTCTTCCTTGAGTTCCCTGAATTCCTTGAGGACCTTGAATTCCTTGAATACCTTGGATGCCTTGTGGACCACGAATATTTCCTGCATTAGTCCACCCACTACTTCCATCGGATACCCATAAATTTCCAGTATTACTATCAATTACACTATCACCAAGACTTGCAGAGGGGAATGCAGCATTTAACTCAGTAATTTCACTTCCAGGAGTTAATGCTAATGTTCCTACAATATTAATTGAAGTGCCATCATCACCTTTAGTTCCCTGAATTCCTTGAATACCTTGTATTCCTTGTATTCCTTGTATTCCTTGAGTACCTTGAATTCCTTGGATACCTTGATTTCCTGAACCAGTTTGTCCTTGAATTCCCTGTCTACCTTGACTGCCTTGAATACCTTGAGTACCTTGAGTTCCACTGAATCCAACTGCACCTTGAACTCCCTGAGTTCCTTGAGTTCCTTGCGTTCCCTGAATACCTTGTGATCCTATAGCTCCTACTGGACCATCAATTCCTTGAATTCCTTGAATTCCTTGTCTTCCTTGAGAACCTGTAGTTCCTTGAGTTCCTTGAGTTCCTTGAGTTCCTTGATTTCCTAACTGACCTTGAATTCCTTGAGTTCCTTGAGATCCAGCATCTCCAGTTGATCCTATAGTTCCTTGAGTACCTTGAGTTCCTTGAATTCCTTGAATTCCTTGGATACCTTGGGAACCTGTAGTTCCTTGAATTCCTTGTCTTCCTTGAGTGCCTTGAGTACCTTGAGTACCTTGAGGTCCTTCAGAACCAATCTCTCCAGATAATCCTTGAGTACCTTGGGTGCCTTGAACTCCTTGCCTTCCTTGAGTTCCTTGAACTCCTTGAACTCCTTGAATTCCTTGAGAACCTTCGGTGCCTTGAGCACCTTGAATTCCTTGAATTCCTTGATTTCCTAATTGACCTTGAATTCCTTGAGTTCCTTGAGAACCTTCGGTGCCTTGAGTACCTTGAGTACCTTGAGTACCTTGAATTCCTTGAATTCCTTGAGTACCTTGAATTCCTTGGATACCTTGAATTCCTTGGATACCTTGATTTCCTAATTGACCTTGAATTCCTTGAGTGCCTTGAGTACCTTGAGTACCTTGAGTGCCTTGATTTCCTAATTGACCTTGAATTCCTTGTCTTCCTTGAACTCCCTGAATTCCTTGGATACCTTGCGAACCTGTAGTTCCTTGAACACCTTGTCTTCCTTGAATTCCCTGAAGTCCTTGGAGACCTGTTTCTCCTAGAGCAGTAGACCAAGTTACACCTAATCCAGGGCCTAATGATTTTAAGTATCTATCTTGAGATATAGGTCCTAAGTTTCCATAACTATCTACTAAATCCCCTCCAATTTTCAGGGTAGTTCCATATCCAATATCTAAATTATATTGTGGTTGAGTAGATCCTATACCAAGATTTCCTGTACTTGGAATAAATACCAAGTTTTCTGAAGAAATATCCAGAATTGTTGTGATTCCAGTAGCAGTTATACTTGTAAATCCAATATATCTTGGGGAAGAATCTGTTGGTTCATTAATATAAAGGGAAGTATCTCCAACATATATTGTCGCAATTCCAATTCCAGGTTCTACAACTCCAGTTACACTGACCCCACGACCAACAAAGTTTAACTGAGTAATAGATCCAATTCCAGCAAGTCCACCAATAATTTCACCTTCATCACGAACTGTAATTCCGAGTTCAATTTGTCCTGGCGGAATAGTGACCCAATATCTTTCTCCTGGATATCCATCAACGGATACCAGCATATATTGAGGACCGATTGGAAGTTCATCTCCAGGAGGATCACCCAAATTAGGCTCAGCTTGATTTAACCCCAGAAACTGATATCTATCAGGAGTTAATCTTGATTGAGGTGTTCTTACAACTCTTCTGCTTAAATACTTTGCCATAGTTGGGTTCCACTATCCCCCTTTAAGATTATTTATTATTAATTATTGATTGAGAGTTTCTAATAAAGAAACTGTATATTTCAAATGATTTGGATTTGAAGTTGAAATTCCTGATAATCTAATGCTATCAGTTTTTAAAGCAGTTCTTTCCAATACTAATCTTCCATCCAACATAATTAAGGCATCGTTTGGAGGAACTGGAGTTTGGAATAAGATTTCACTTTGACTTGTAGTAACTCCAGCCTGACTTCTAGTTTCTCTTTGATGATAGAAAGAAACCGTGCCTACCCCAACTCCAGTGTTGGCAACTTGGGCATAGAGAACAATTGTAGTATATCCAGTTCTAGTTCTGTAAATTTCTTCTGCGGAAGTACTTACAATACCAGTAATAGTTTTATATTGATTTAAAGGTTGTTGTGCCATGGTTTTTTATTGTTGTAATGCAATAATTAATGGAGTAACTTCTGCCTGAAGGCTCTTGCTAAATGCTTGACCACTAATAGTTCCAGTATTTTGATTAATCGTAATACCTTCACTGATTCTAAAATCACCACTTTGATCAGTGCTTGTGAATGGAACTTTTCCTCCATTAGTAGCAACTACCTGATTTTCATCAATTGGAACTGCTCCTTTTGATGGAATAGCATTTACAATATTTATACCAGTACCGATGTATTCAAATGTGATGCTACTTGCAATGATTTTACTTGATTGATAGAAGTACACTGTATCACCAACTCCGACAAGTGGAGAGTATGTAATAAATTCATCAAAGGTAACTGTGGTAGTTCCTCCAACAGAAACAGGAGTTGACGATACTGGATTGAAGAAATATTTTTCCATTACAGCAACTGCTTCTGCTTGAGTTCCTCCTTCCCCAGGAGGGTCAATTATAACTGAAACTCCGTATCCTGCATAACCAGTTCCAGAAACCAAGATTTCTACACTTGCGATAGTCCCGTCTTCATTAATATTATTTTCAAATATTGCTGCTTCTGCTGGAATGAATAACTCAGAATTTTCGGGAAGATCTACAGTAACATTAACTGGAATTGTTGGGTCATATCCAGATCCTGGATTAGTAACTTCAATTCTAGATACAAAATAATATTGAGTATCAATAACTGCAATCTGTCCATCATAGGGTCTTTGTCCCTTTGGAAGTATTTGTGCTGGAACAGCAGTTGTTCCAATTCCAATAATACTAGTGATGATTCCGGCACGAGATTCAATGAAGGAATCTATTTGCGCTGATGTTGTAATTCCAGTTAATTTAACTTGAGGGAAAGAACCAACACCAGTCTGATAAGATGTTGGAACATCTTCGTTTCTTACGATATAATATGATAAGTCAACAATTTTTTCAATAGCAGCAATTTCTGATTTCTTAACGTAACCAGTAGATAGTCCTGTTGGGGGAGGGGAAGTTTCATTCAAATATGTTAATGATCCATCCTCCGAATCACGATATGCTAATCCAGCATCTATTGAGTTTAAATTGCCCAATGTTAAAATATCAGAGCATATCTGTTCTACTATAATCTTACTATCTCTTCTGCAGATTTCTCTTCCCTTTTCGGGTCCTATTGGTCCATAATCAAATACTGTTCCAGCAGCACCAAATGGACCATCTGATGAAATAATAAATCCAACAACTTCAGAAGCAATAAAATCTTTATTTGCTCTTAAAATTGTAACTGAATCTTTAAATTCTTGAGATGCACCAACTCCAACATTAATAACTAAACTATCGACGTTATCCCCTTCCGGATCAGAAACAATCTCTCCAGTATATTGGAGTGGGGTTGCACCATTGGATACTAAACCAAAGTTTCCAAATGAGGAGTTGGAGTTATTGAGGTCACAAACACCACCAGTATCACAGAAAACTGCAGTATCACAGCAAATTGTAAATAGTGAAACTAACTGGGCATATCCAAAGTTTGTAATTGATACTCCGATACCACCTTGATTATATTGCGTATAAGCATCCAGAACCATTGACTTGAAACCACCTGCCCTGGTTCCATCAATTCTCATTCCAATGCTATCTGGAACAAAGTTAGTGCAGTTTTGGACGTAAGGTGACTGCCAATTTTCCTCAGTTCCATCAGCATATCCATACCCTCTCGTTGGGAAGGACACCATTGCTTTTCCTGGATTGCTTGGTCCAACAAAAGATAGTTGAGCAACGTAACAACCTCTCTTAACATAGAATAAATCAGTCAAATCTCTAGTTGTAACAAGAGTTCTTCTTAAATCTTCTCCAACTACGGCAACTCTTTCATTGAGTGAGATTGGAGCATCTTCAATATAAAGACCTGCAAATACTTTAATTGTGTCGCCAGGTTGTGCTATAGATGCTGCTTTTTTAATAGTAAGGAAAGCATCTCCTGGACCAGTTCCTCCATTTCCATCATCTCCTAATTTATTAACAAACCATTCATTTCCAATTCTTGGTCCTGGTGGTTGCCATACCAACTCCCCAGAAGGATAGTTGGTAGTAATTCCTGACGCAGTATATCCAACTCCAATAATTGTGGTAACAATACCAACAGCACTATGAATTGCTGATAATACATTCGCACAACCAAGAATGTTTGTATTTGAATCTCCGTCTGCAACAATTTCTAGGTCAATTAATTGTGATACACTTGAGATGCCAGATTGATATGATACTGGAGGTCTGGAATTATTAATTACATACTGTGCTAAAGTTGCAATTGAACTAATTCCAGCAAGAGTTGCATACTTTACGTATCCACCTGGATAAGATTCCAGACCAGTTGGTGCTGGAGAACTACTTTCTAGATAATTGCCCAAAGAGTATGAAATGCCTGCACCAACAGACTTTGAGTTTCCTCCTTTTGTGATATCAAATGCGATAGCATCAATAATTAGTCCAATATCTCTCTTACACTTTTCTCTACCAGTTGTAACTCCAACTGGACCATAATCAAAATTGGGACCATATGCTCCAAATAAACCATCAGTGGAGGTGATAAAACCAACAATTTCTTCGGCAATAAATTCCTTATTGCGAATTAAAAGATTTGCTCCATCAATAAATCTGCCAGTAATTCCAATAGCACCAGCAGAAGCAAGTACTGAATAAGCAAATCCAACTTGATTATTTGAATCAATAACTTCACCACGAACTCTTAAATCACCAGCAACATCAAGAGTTCTTGTTGGTTCTGTGGTATTGATACCTACTATAGGATTAATTTCCTTAATTTCATTTCCATCTAAATCAGTAACTGTGGTGATACCGAATCCACGAACCTTAACTAATGTTGCTCCAATTCCAACATCTAGTTTTGCGGTTGTTGTAATTCCAGTTACTAAAAGATTTTCTATTTCAGAATCTAATACATTCTCTCTTGTAATTGAGGCAATTCCAATGGTGGAGAACCCTACTACTTCGTTAGTGATACTAGCAACACCTATAGTAGAAAATCCTACTACTTCACGGGTAATACTAGCAACACCTATGGTGGAGAACCCTACTACTTCGTTAGTGATACTAGCAACACCTATAGTAGAAAATCCTACTACTTCGTTAGTGATACTAGCAACACCTATAGTAGAAAATCCTACTACTTCACGGGTAATACTAGCAACACCTATGGTGGAGAACCCTACTACTTCATTAGTAATTGATGCAACACCTATGGTGGAGAACCCTACTACTTCATTAGTGATACTAGCAACTCCAATCGTGGAGAAACCTACTACCTCAGAAGTAATAGATGCTACTCCAATAGTAGAGAACCCTACAACTTCATTAGTAATTGATGCAACACCTATGGTGGAGAACCCTACTACCTCAGAAGTAATAGATGCTACTCCAATAGTAGAGAACCCTACAACTTCTGTTGTGATTGATGCAACACCTATAGTCGAGAACCCTACTACTTCACTGGTAATGCTAGCAACACCAATAGTAGAAAATCCTACTACTTCCGAAGTAATACTAGCAACACCTATAGTAGAAAATCCTACTACTTCTGTTGTGATTGATGCAACACCTATAGTCGAGAACCCTACGACTTCACTGGTAATACTAGCAACACCTATAGTAGAAAATCCTACTACTTCACGGGTAATAGACGCTACTCCAATTGTGGAGAACCCTACGACTTCACTGGTAATACTAGCAACACCTATAGTGGAAAATCCTACTACTTCTGATCCAATGGTTGCTACTCCAATTGTAGATACACCAACATACTCTGTTGTAATAGTAGCAAATCCAGATACTCTTATATTTTCAGCAATATCTAAATTATATTCTGGATTGAGTTCATTAATACCAATAAATCCAGAGGAATTAATTACAATATCATATCCACCACCTTCTGGTTGATATCTTAAATCATATTCACCAGGATCAGTAAATCGGATACCAATTTTTCCCCCAGTAGTAATCGCAACTGGGTTTGAATCTGATGGATTGACTTGAAATGCTTGTTCCGGATTTATGGTTCCTATACCAAATGAACCCAATCCAGTTATAACAACTGGATTTTCATCTGATGGATTAACTTGGAATATTTGCTCTGGGTTAGTTGTTCCAATACCGATGGTATATGCTATACCAACTCCCCTAACATCAAGTCTCTGATATGGAATTGTTGTTCCAATACCAACATTATTATCAACTAAAACATCAGCATCACCATAGATTGTGCCATATACATCTAATGTATAGTCACCAGAAGTTGCTCCAATTGCAACTTGCTTAAATTCAGCATCTGCGTATAAAGTATTTGTCCCTACTCCTAGACCTGTTTTTACCTTAAAAAAACTATCTTGTGATGCCATTGGGTTCCACTATCCCCCTGTCTATAAAGTTATTTATTAGATAATGTAATTAACCAAAAACAACAAAGTAAATAACATCAGTATCTGCTAGTACTTGATTTCCTCTAGTGTCAAAAGTTTTAATTGCAAATTCTCCGTTTCCTGGTCCTGCGGCAGCATCTATAGAGCAAATGTGATCTTCATCATCAGTTCCTGGATTTGCTATAACAATAAACTTTTGATTACTCCAAGTAGATTCGCCAGTATCTGGAGAATATACACCAGTATCTTGAGCATTATTTTGGAGTTTGTTTTCCATGACAAATAAGTATCTTCCTGTGCTTGTTTTGGTTACTGTCACCTGAACATTTCCACCATATTCTACTGTTGGGGTGCTTGTTTTTCCATTTATCATTTTACCCCAAGCTCTTGCTCCAAAAATTGGAGCAGTATCAGTTTGTCCACCATTTAATTTAGTTGAAGTAACTGCTCCACTTCTAATTTTTGCAGATGTTACTGCTTCAGAACCATTAGTTCCATCCAACTTGTCAGTTGTAACTGATCCATTTGCTAATGTATGAGTATGACTATTTGCAGTAACTCCATTAGTTGAAGTTGATGTAATGCTGCTTGGAGTTCCGAGAGCAATCGTTTTATCTGAAGTATTATCAAAGGTTCCTCCAGTTAATCCATCTCCTTCAGAAACTGAATATTGAAGTTCTCCGGAAATTGTTCCCCCAACAGTTAGATTTCTTCCAACATTCAAGTCTCTGTTAACTTGAATATCTTTAAATTCTGTTGTAGCAGAAGAGGCATCAAGATTATTAGTAACTGTCAGGTTATTTACAGTGAGTTCATCTGAATAGTTTGATTGACTTATTGATTGGGGAACTCCTACAAATTGCTCTTCTCCAGTAAGGGCATTAATTTTTCTTCTTCCAATATAAAATTCCCCATTACTATTCATACCAGTGTAGAGAACTGATCCACCACGAGTTGGTAATGACTGGGAAATTAAAATTTCATCTTCTGTCAATACCCTGTCTTGATTGGTTGGCATACCAGTTGAGTAGTTGCCAGGACCAAATCCAGTGTATTCAAAAGTATGTCCTGATGCTCTTAAGATAGAGTTTCTTCTTAATTCAACAGGAATTGGAGAAATTCTAGTTACAATTGAATCGTCTAAATGTGATGTTTGCTTAGTATTAAATAATCCTCTTAAAACGCTCAATGATGATCCATTAACTTTAGTAATCATCATAATTTCTTCATCAATCTGAATGAAATCTGACTTACTCAAACCTCTAGAATTTCCGACAGAAATTGATGATGCATTTTGTCCGACAGAAGAAGAGCATCTCTTTTGAAGTTCTGATATTAAAGGATATTGTCTAGAAGAAAGATTTTCATTTGATTTATTAGAATTACTTAAAGATGGTGCTATAGGAATTAGATAAACTTTTCCTGTTTGAGAAGATGCATTACCAGAAACTTCAAATTGAGTAGCACTATTTACACTAGTAACATCAAAGGTATCTGAAACTATGCCCGAGAAATAAACTTTATCTCCAGCAAAGAATAAATGTGGAGAAGATGAACTAGTGACTGTAATTGTACTTATGTCATCTGCTGAATTATATGATACTGATTGGACATTTAATGCTTCATTGGAAATAATTGCAGAGGGATAAGTTTCAAAACTTTGTGCGGATTCATCAGCACCATTAGCATTTGTGTATGTAATTGTGTTTGGAGTTACTGACTCGATTGGGAAGAACCCGTCATTTCCAACTTTTTTACTTCCGATGATTTGAATTCCCTTATTAACAGCAGAAAATACTGAAGAAACTGTAAGATTAACTGACTGTGAATTAGAAGATGAATGAGGTATTCCCCTAGCAGTTAATACATCACCTGCTGTGTATCCAGATCCTGGATGAGATATTGTTGCAGATGTAACTGATCCGCCGGATACAGTAATGGTCGCAGTTGCATTTTCTCCAGTTCCACCACACAAAGGAATATCACTCCAAGTTCCATTTACAAATCCAGAACCACCTCCAGAAATAGATAATGCAGAAATTCCTTGTAGTCCGTGATTTACAGTGGTCGTGATTACGCAAGTTGATCCAGTATTTTCAATTTGTTCTACTTCATAGGAAATTCCAAATTTAGATAAAAACGCAGAGGTTGTCTCTTTAGTTACACTATAATTTAAATCATTGACATCAACTTTACCAATGGTTTTTCTGGAAGCATATGTCTTTGTTGGATATGGATCTGAAACTGGATTATCAAAATCAGTAGTTGGGTATAGATTTTCTATACTTTGAGAAAGTCTTAAATTATCAACATCAAACGGAGAAACATCAGGAGTATTCTTAAAAGCATTCAATGTTACATAATAAACACCATCTGATACATTGTAGGAATATTTCTGAATTGTATCAACCTTATAAATTTGGAATTCATTAGTAATTTCTTCACAACTAAAATAAGGAAGAGATTCTCTAGTATTATTGTCATCTTCAATCGTATATGGGGGAACTCTATAAGTTGAAGAGTTGCAATCTCTTACGTTTAGCCAATTAGTTCTAGTTGTTTCTGCTGTTGGTGTAATTGTACCTGGATTTATTTCAATTTCATATCTAAAATGAAGTTCGTTTACAACGTTAGAAACTATAAATGATCCATTATATCCAGTTCCTGTTCCCAAACCAACAGGAGATGGTTCATTAGAACTCTTCAAATTGTAAATATTGACTACATCTCCCACTCTTAAATTGTGAGGATTTTTGGTTATAATATTTGCTTCATCAGATGCATACCAAGCATCTACAATTTGATTAGTATTTCTTGCTTGAGATACTGAGGACAAATCAGTATCTAATTTTGTATATAGATCTGAAATTGCAGAAGAAGATCTTTGTAGAATAAATCCAACAGAAGGTTCTGCTGCATTTATTGAAGAATCTTTTGGAATTACGTATCTAGCACGATAAATCTTATCATCTAGATTTCTATTGTCATAAGATCTCGTAATGTAGAATGATGGATCTCCTCCAGCAATAACATCATCGACAAATGATTGTTTGGATTGAATATTAATATACCAACCATCATTCGCAGAGTCATATTGTATTGGACTTCCTGGAGTTCCTGGAGATCTATCAGATACTTTGCTTACTAGTCTTAAATTTCTATTACTTGATCCTATATCATTAATATCAATAACATTATCTTCATCTTCAGAAGCAGATATGCTTTCTGATAATTGTACTGTATTTGTAGTTAATGAAGTATTAATATAATATACTTTATGTGGATCTATTCCATCAGGCAATTGACCATTATTTGATACTACTCTTACTGCCTGCGATGTATTAATTCCAGTTATAGAACCAACAGTTTGATTATTAAGTAAAGTAATGGTATTTGTAGAACTATCAATAGAAGAAATTGTTAGATCAAACCCATAACTTGGAGATACTGTAGCATTTGATATATTTCCATCGACATTAATATAAATTTTATCATCAACCATTCCACCGATAGAAAACTCTTTGACAGTTGATGGAGGAACCGTTAATTCATTATTATATCCTTTTAAATATACTCTTGTAGGCAAATCAACGTCACTTGTTTTACCCGAATCTAATTCAAAGCAAGTAACATTTACTTCTTGAGAATCAATCTCTTTAGGTGGAATAATGTGAGTTATAAATCCGTGATTATCCTTTGGCAACTCATACTTTTTGAAACCACTAGCAGAAAGAGAAATTGCTCCAAAATTACTATTTGAGTTGGTGATGCTTTGATCTCCGCCAGTTTGTGCCGAAAAATGGTTTGCATATCCAATCGCAAATATCGACACACACTGAATGAATGCATCGTTTGATGCTTTTATGTGGAAACTTTCCCAATCAGGTTTATATCTTGCTCTAGAATTCTGATGTAAGAACTCATCCTCAAATGCACTTTGGTCGTTATATGTTCCAGAGGATTCATTATAAATTACAAATGCATTGTCATCCTTTTGAAGTGAAATTCCAGTAAATTGTGCCGTGACAATACTTCTAAAACCAGTTGCCTTCGATCCATCAGCATGAAGACCATTCATGCCATAAACAGACTTCAAACTGCAGTTAAAGACATAAGGAGAACTTGATGATACAGTATCAGAAACTGTTGTCAGTTTAGAATCGCTATTGACCTGTGGAGTAAGTGTAGATGCTGGATTTGAGGGAAGTCTATATGTAAATTGTGTGCTGTTTATAACTTGAGCTACTGTAAATGAACCATTATACTCTGCAATTTGCTGAGAACCATTTCCAACATTTGAAATTAAAATCGCGGTGTTTGGACTTAAATTATGATCTGTAGTAGTTGTTACTGTGACAATGTTAGAAATTTCAAGTCCACCGTCTCCAGCATAAATGTTCGTGATTATATTTGTACCAAATCCAAGATCTCCAACAATTCTATTTTCTTCAACATTTGGATATAAGTCAGGATTAGTATTAACCCCCCAATCAATAATTACAGGAATTCCAGTATTTTGTCCGAAACCTTTAGCAACTTTATAGTAATACATTTCAAGGTCAGTCTTATCTAGAGTGACCCCATTCTTCACATACTTATTCTTACCATCCACATATTCAAATGCAGTTAGTTTGTGGTGAGAATAACTTGGGGGTGTTCTGAAATTTGAAGAAGGATAATTATATACATTTCCGTTTGGATCACCATCAAAAATAGAGAAACCATAGATGTAGCAAGAACCAGTCAATCTGAAAATTGAGGTGGATGGTATTAATTCGTCAGTTGGATAAGGAACATATTTTGGACGAATCTTTGTCTTACGAAGGTCACTTGAAACAATGGAAACACCTCTAGGGACAATAACTCCACCATCTGCACTATTATACTTGTATAGTTCATTAGTAGGATCATCAAGATCCATTATGCTCTGAAGTGTTAATTCTGGCAATACAGTGGTTGTTCCACTATAATTTTTAATAGTATCTCCATCTACATAAAATCCAGGACGATTATCAATATAATGAGTACCTGGGGAAATTAGAATTGTTGTCTGGTCGAATAAGTCATTATTCGCACCTTGAATATATGAGAATCTAACTGCTTCAAGGAGTGCTCTTTGAATAGTCTTAAAAGGTCTTAAAGCAGAATTTCCTCTATTATCTGTAGAATCCGTTGAATCTAACTGTGCCGGATCTACATAAAGAATATTACCGTTCAGATTTTTCAGTAAATTTTCGAGTCTCGCTAAAGGCATTTGGAGATTATCCTACTAATTTTTCTTCTGACTTATTTATCAATAAATAAGATTATTAGTATTTTTTGATAAATGGCAATTAGTTCGGAAACTGAAGAGATTATTGCGTTTTATAATCAACGAATTTCTTTAGATTTAGCACAAATATCTCAAATTGAAACTCTAGAAGTTGGAATTGCAGTTACCACTGGAATTGGTTCAACTCATCAAATAAAAGTTTTTGGTCCAAATCAATTAATTGAGAATTTTGATGTTCCAATTGAATCACTGGATGAAGAAGTCGTATCAATCAATACTCAAATAAGAGATCTTCAGCAGTTAGTGTTGGATATTGGAGAACAAGCAAATTCCGTTGGATGTGGTTCCACTGCTTGGGTTGCAGGTCTTACAACAACTATCGTAAATCAAGATCAAGCAAGATATAGAGGATACACATATACTGCACCAAATCCATTTTCTCCAACCGATGGAACATTAACAGTCGGAAATGCTGGAATTGGAACTCAGGATTATATCAATCAAGTAGCAATAGGAAGTTATTTCTCACCCATTAACGTTTGTTCGAACCCATTTTTGGGATGCACGAGTGGGGAATGTGCTGGATATGCAACTTCAATTACAAATATAACTAATCAAATACAAATTCTTCAAACCGAACGAAATGACCTAATTGATAAAGTCAATACTTTAAAGGCATCTAGATCAGAGTTTGAACTTCAACAATATGCTTATACACAGTCAAAAAATAAATTAAATCAAAGAATTCAAAGCACTCAACAAATACTTGAATTCCTACAAGACCCTGCTAATGACGAATGGTTATAAAAACCCTAGGGGCATTTTTTACCCGGAGATTTTTTTGCCCGATTTTTGGAATTAAAAGTCAATTTTGAAATCAGGCAACAAGTTCTCCACGAAGTTCAGCAAGTTTAGCAATAGCAAGACACTCTACACAAGTCCAATAAGTTTCTCCACTAATGGGAAAATTCTCATCAGTGAAATATGCTGCCATATCTTCGTGCATTGCTTGGAGGTCTTTGAGTTGCTCTTTGGAAATTTGCATCTTGTCGGGGGGTAGTGACCTATGTATCATAGCATACTCCTTGGACTTTTTCCGAAGGAGTGGACAGTTTGCTGACTGTCTCCTTCAGGTCCTCAATTTGCTTTTGCTGCTCTTTAATTGCTTCTACTAGTACCGGAACAAGTCTATCATAATCTACATTTTTAATTTGAAAATCTAAATTTGGAATTGAAGTTTCTTGAACTATTTCTGGAATAATTTCTTCCACTTCTTGTGCTATTAAACCAATATCAACATCTTTTCTTCTACCTACATATGGACTTAATTGCTTATTCCAGGTAAATGATACACCACGAAGATTTAAAACTTTATCCAATGAACTATCAAGGGTTTTGATATTTTCCTTTAATCGAACGTCGGAATGATTGTGTAAGTAATCTAATGGGGTTCCGTTATAATCCCAATCTCCCCAGAGATCTCCATCCGGAGAAGCATAATCAGTAGTTACTGCGGCACTATCATAAGATGGTTGAGCATCAACGTGTCCACCAACGTGCAATCCTAATCCAATTCCACTATAAGTTCCAAGTTGATTCCATAATCCAATACCATTATAAAGACCAACTTGATTATGCATTCCAACAAAGTTTGAGATGCCCCAATTTTGTTGAGAAAAAATTGCTTGAGGATCAATACTAGGCCAAAATTCTGCTGATGAAATTGGAAAAGATATAGATTCTCCAACTTGCATCGAAGAACAATTTACTACGTCAGCGTCCATTAAAAATACTCCGGAAGAATGAATTGGAATGCAGTTTGTATTACATCAGATATTGATGTTGGAATTAATTTGGTCTTTGGTTCTGAAATCAGAACTCCACCTTTACCTCTTATATTTAAAAGACCTTTTGATGCTATAATTAATTTATTTCTTGCTGCTACTGCAACGTTTGATCCCTCTATCTTAATATTATCAGCAGCATCTAAATTTATGTGTTGTGCGGATCTAATTGTAACTCCTGCTTCGTCTGCTCCTGTGGCATTGATTACAATACTTCTTGCTGTAATTGTTAACTCACCATTTCCAGCATCAATATGAATTCCCTTTCCATTACTATAGATCCCAAGACCATCTTTTGAGTTACTGATGATGTTATCTTTTAATTGTGATGATGGATTACTTCTGATATCAAATCCACCATCACCAAAAAGACGGATACAACCTAAAGATTGTGCTCCTAATTCAATTTGTCTAGGTCTTTTTGAATCTGGATCTTTTCCGATAATAATGGTCCCATCTTGAGGATCACTAATTACATAACCCGTGGGTTGAGGTTGAGGTTTTTTAAGGGTCATTTCTTATCAGAACAATATACAACAGTTTGAACTTCTACATTACTAATTCGTTCCTCTGGTGGAGTTGTACTAAATCCTAAAACGGGTTTCAGAATTGCTCCAGATCCAGTATCACTATTTATTTCCAACTCTGGGTATGTATTAATAGATGTTCCTGGATTAGTAATTTTTGCTGCAGTAATTCTTCCATCATCATCCAATTCTAAATCTAATCTCACATCACTATCAGGACAACTTGAATTAATTGCAAAGTCCTCTGAAGAATATCCAATTCCAGTCTCTTCAATGATTACATTAAGAACATAAGGATAAACAATAGCACCAGAAGATTCTGCTGGAGGGATAGAGCAAGAAGATTGTATTAAAGTTTCTTCATCAGATTCTTCATCAACATTTGATGTATCTGGTCCTAAATATCCACCTCCAGGATTTTGCATCACAACTTCTGATAATTTCCCATTTTCAATTCGAGCATATCCATATGCTCCAGTTCCATTTTCACAAGAATCTTCGAATGAAACATATGGAGGAGAAGAATATCCCCCACCTGGATTTGTAATATTAACTCCCATAATTTGTCCAAATGAATCAACAACTGCATTTCCAGTTGCGCCAGATCCTCCTCCACCAAAAATCTTAACTTGTGGCATTCCACACTGAAGACTTACATCACAACCACCAACATATGGTGCCAATTCTTCAGGCAATCCTTCCCCTCCAGATATTCCACCCAAAAATCCTGCTGCCTGTTTCTTACCATCATCTAAAAGATTTCTCAATCCTTGTGCTGGAGAATAATTAATAATATTTTGGAACTTAATGTCTCCATCCTTTGGAACAAATCCTTTGTTCATTTCATAATTAAAGACTTGTTTGCAGGGAGATTCTTCACACTGAAGAAAACTTGCAATTGTTTTTGTAATTCCAATTGCCTTTTCTACATATGACATTACAGTTCCAATTCCTCCACCTAGAGTAGAAGAAATCTGATCTAGTGCAGGTTGAATGGCATCTTGAATTTCATTTACTACTGACTGCAAAATACTACCAGTAAAAGTTTCCACTAAACATACTGGAATACTTGCTACCTTTCCAATCATTCCAAACAAAAACTCAAAAACAAAATTTTTTATTTTCTTGATGATATTTAAGAAAAGGCACCATATCCCATCAGCAATCTCACCTGCTGCTGCCTTCTTTAAAAATTCCGCCCACTTCGGAAGTTTTACTTGTTCGATATAATCCTCTAAAAGATTATAGACCCCTGTTATAATTTCATCTCGTATATATTTTACCAACCATATCAGAGCATCAGATATTACAATAGCAATCTCATCAATCTCTGATGAAATATCAGTAACTTTGTTTAAAACTGGATTGATGTAAGTATCATTAACGTACTTAACTTCATTCATCAACTGAATAAATTTGATTAATCCTTTATTGATTTGGGATACAACATCCTTTCCTTCTCTACAGTGCCCTGGAATAGTTACTGTTGGATTATTGTTATCTATCACTTCTTTTGCTACAGTCCCTGCTCCATTGTGATAACCAGATGTTTTTACTATTCCAGGTTCACCTGGAGATGATTTGCCATTCCTTACGGTTTTGTTATATGGACTAACAATTGCTCCTGGTTTTTGTTGGAATAACTTAAATCCTTTTGTTCCTTGCGTAAAAGTATTCAAGTAATCTACATTTGCTCCATTGTATAATGAACCAATTACAATTGGTTGTTGTGCGTCTTCCCCATCGGCAAAAAACCCAATCACAACTTCACCACCACGGGTATTCATACTAATACCAGCACCACCTGCACCAGTTCCCATATTTGTAGGGATTAGTACGTGAGCCCAAGGAAGATTTCTATCTTCTATTTCATCTCCTGGATGATGACCGATAATTCTTACTTGAACTCTATAACCATACTCTAGGTCAGCACGATCTGGTTGAGTATTTGCTACGATACCAATAAACCATTTGAAACCATCTCTTCCTGCAAAATTAGGATTAATTAGTGATTGTTCTAACATAGATTTATGGTTCCCCGTATGAATCTCTTACTAATTTAAGTCCAGTATAACCCTGATTGTCACTGAATTCGTGTGCGAGTTCTGCAATTAAATACAACCCAGATTTCTTACTGTCCTTTTGCTTTTCTTGCTTTGTAATCTCTCCTATATCTAGGAAGATTACATCACCAACTGTAAGATTTAAATTTAAGGGTACTGTAATATTGGCAATCTGACTGAATGCTAAATTATATCTAGTTACAGAGTGTGCCTGATATCTAATTCTATCATCTATTTTTTCATTTGGATTCACTGTTCCTGGAGATTTTACGATACCATCAATAAATCTTACCATTACTCTAGAAGGACTTTCTTCCAATCCTTGTGGAATTTTTGGAGATTTTTTATCACTTGATGCGTGGTTCATAATCTCATAACTATCGGAAAGTTTATACTTATAATAATTGAATTTTTTGGTATTCAAATCAAGGAAGTAATTTGAACTTGAATACATTCCAGCAAGTAAATTATCAAGAACATTTACATTCTTATTAAATGTTGGGACTGTAAGAACTTTAAAATTAGTAGTATTATCTGCATACTCATTTGTATTTTCATTATAAAAATACCGAATATAATTTTTCAAATCACCTGAAGAAGGTTGAAGAGGTGACATTAAAGAATCTACACTTCTAAAGTTGTACCCATTTTTACTTTGATAGAACAGATACCCAGCAGTTCCAGCCTCTGGAGAAGATTTCCCGACAGGAGGTATTGATTTGGGGCAGAGCCAAGAGATGACATTAAATGGTTTTTTTGTATTTCCATAAAATGCATAACTATTTTGAGTTGGTTCGACAAAAATATTCCTATCTGTCTTTAATACAGATTTTAAAATTTGTTCTACAGAATCACTAATTTTTTGTTCTGAACCTTGATTTTCTGGATACCTTCTAATTACTCTAGATGTCTCATTCTTATACATATCAACTGGAGCAAGATCAACAAAGAATGCTTCCCTTGTTGATTGAGATGTTGATCCATAAACTTTGTAAATGTAGTATTGATTTTTATCTTCAGTAAATTCTATTCTTTGTCCTGTTGCTTCTTGAGAAATTATTAATCGAACTCTTTCTCCACCACGAATTGGAAGTGATGAAATTAAACCATCAGTATTCACAACTTGCATTGAAATGAAAATTGATGGATTGAATATATCTTCAAAGTATTTTATTCGGGCAACACAAGAAGTGGCATCAATAGATTTTTCTCCATCTAAAGACTCAATTATAAACTCTTCTATTTTGTAATTAAAATATGATGCCATTTATCCTAGTTCAGAAAGTGCTTGGCGTTTTAATGATGCTAATGTATTTAACGAGGTATCACCACCAATTGTGATGAATTGAGTTGATAATTGCGATTGTGGTTGGGGAGATCTCACTGGCTGAGGGACATATACCATAGCAATCGTAGAAGATTGGTCATTGTAAGATGGATACATTTCAATATTCCTATCTTTAGGGGAGAATGATACAAGTTCTCCTTCTTTTTTCACATAATCCCAATTACGTTTATCAACTTCCAAAAATTTTCCATCATTACCTTTCGTTGTTGAATAATATTTACCATCATTTCCTTTGAATAATGTTGTTCCCCTTAAAGTATATTTACTTCCAGGTACAGGTTGAACTGAATTTGAAGGTGTAGTTGGTGGTGAAGGTTGTGAGGTCGATTTTTTCTTGTGCTCCTCTTCGGCACGTTGTCTGGTTAAAGGTGATGGTATTTTTTGAGATGCTGATATGTCAGTATTAGGATTTATATGTCTGCCATTTTTCCAAACCTCAAAGTGTAAATGAGTATCATACATCCTTCCAGAAACTTCCTCTCTTCCTGGCAGCAATTTCCCAATTTGCTGCCCCCCATATACAGTATCTCCATTACTAACTGTAGCAATAACGTGCTTATATTTTGTATAAACACCGTTCCCGTGATCTATAGTAATAATATTATCTGGACCTTCTAATCCTGGTTCCACTGTAACAGTTCCAGTTTTCCAAGCAACAACTGGACTATTACCAGGAAGTCCACCTATATCTTGTCCGCTATGTCCTCCCTCATAATCTCTTCGCGCACCATACTCACCAAGAGGAATATTTACTGCAGCAGTAGATAAAATCCCCCCAGGAAGAGGAAAAAAGGAATCCTTATCTATTGGTCCAGTATATGGATTTGCTGATGATGGAGGTGGATTTGGTGGTCCTCCTTCAGTCATATCCAGAATTTCCTCTGGTGGTTTAAAATTCTTAGAAAACTCTTCAAATTTATTAACCACCCTTTCATAACCAATTAAAGTTTTTGAGAACGAAAGACCCACTCCACCTTCATCCTTTCTTTTAACTAGATCCTTTTGCTTTTTAGTTTGCTCTTCTAACTTTGTTTGTATTCCTTTCTTTTTCTTTGCTTCATTCTCACTCATTCCTGTAATGTCACGAGCAAAATTAACAAGGTCTAAAGTTACTGAAGCAAGTCCTAGGAAAGGAGTTGCAACTAATCCAATTCCAGTTGCTGCAGATGCAGCCGCAGCAGCATCTAAAGCAGCAGATGCTCCAGCAATTCTTGATCCAGTAATGTCACCTTCATTTGCTCTCATCTTGGCATCAACCGCACCAAGAACTGCACCAACACCAGGTATAATAGATTTTCCTAATCTGCCAAATGCTTTTGCTACCTTTCCTCCTCCACTAGCAGTTGCAGTAGAACTTGCTGCTTGCTGAGATTTTTTGAGAGCATCTGCTCCAAATCTATTTTTAAATGCCTTATCACCATAACGACTTAAGTATCTTTCTTGTGCCCCTTGACTTACTCTTCTTCCAGTAACATCAAATCCTCTCCTCAATTTATTTCTACCCAAAATTTTATCCATTCCTGCACTGACCCCAACACCTATCAAACTTGGTCCTGCTACCATTCCAGCAGCAACTAATCCAGGACCAAGTGCTCCTAACAAATCTCCCGAAGCAATTTTCTCAAGACTATTAAATGCTGCAAGTGCTCCAATTGCCTTAAATGGATCTTTAGAAGCATCAGGTGCAAAAAATGATCCAGCAAATTTCTTAATTGTTGGAAGTTTTATTTTCTTTTTAGATGCCCTTCTTGCCCTTTCTTCTTCTGCTCTTTCAATTGAATCTAATTGTCTTTTATATCTTTTTAATACTGGTAATTGAGTTCTCTTTTGATAACTATTTCTTTCAAATAATCTTCTTAATCTTCTGGAAGTCGTGTTTAAATCATCAACAGACTTCTGAAGATTTTCTATGTTAGAAACTCTTGTAACAATCTTTGGTTGTTTAGGTTTTGCCTTTACTACAGTTTCTTCCATATTATGCTAGTTGGCAATAAGTTTTTGCGGAATCACTATATACACAATCATAACCAGTGGAAACTGGATTAATAGGATTTCCTCCGTTGTCACCCATAGACATTGGAGTTTTTTCCGAATTTTGCGGGGGCAATCCTAATGCTATTAAATTTGGAGTTGATTGTGGAACTTTTGCAACTGATTCACTTAATCTTTTTATATTTGATTGAGGTCCATTTGGATCAACGGGATTAGGTGCTGGTGCTACTGGTGATTGTTGTGCTGGTGTTGATGGAGGAGAATTTTTCGGTTCTACAACTTCAATAGTAGCATTTTTTAGAACTCCAGTTCCAATACCACCAAGAGCTCTCATAGCACCTTCACTCAAATCTAAAGATCTGTCCCCGACAAAAGGTCCTCTATCGGTAACTCTAACAACAACAGATTTATTATTATCTTTGTTTGTTACCTTTAATAATGTTCCGAATGGCAAAGTTTTATGTGCTGCTGTCAGCTCATTGGGGTCAAAAGTAGTTCCACTTGCCGTTTTATTTCCTTCAAATCCTGGACCATAATAACTAATTCCTCCAGCAACATCTACGGTTTGTCCTGTGATATTTACATCTTGAGGGACATCAGTTGACAATTGATCTACAGATGGTGGAGTTCCTGAAGGTGTCGGTGGAGTGGGACTGCCACCAGAACCTCTAGTTCTGCTACGTGGAACCTCTTTTTGTTTCTTCAATAAAAAGTCAAGTGCGTTTTCAAATTTTTGATTCAATGATTCAAATCTCTTCAAAGCACTATCTGGTATGGCACCTAATGCTTGAGGTTGGGTTGATTCTTTCTGTTGAGTTTCGAGTTCATCTAATCTTGTTTGAATGGCAGAATCTGGTGCAGAAGTATCTTGTTCCCCTCCATTCTTTCCCAGCATTCCACTTCCAAGTGCCAATGCTCCAGCACCTAATGCTGCGATTGCTCCAAACTTACCTAACCTAGGCATTCCTGCAGCAGCAGTCCCAACTCCTCTTGCTGCAGTTACTCCACCTCTTGCGGCAGAACCTCCTCTAGCAGCACCAAGTAGTCCTCCCAGGACTTTCTTCCCTATCATTCCTGCTATCAATCCGCCAATAGCAGGAAGATAAGTAGCACCAATTCCTAATAATGGACCAAGAGCATCCAACGGTCTCCCGTTCATAAATGCTTCTAGCATATTGAAGAGTGCTAGAGCACGAATTGCTCCACCAGCACCACTAAAGAAGTTTCCAACATACTTCTTAACTAAACCAGAAACATCTACTTTGCTGCTTCCGAGTTCAGTCTTCCCAATCTTTCTTCCACGATTGGCAACTCTCTTTCTATATTCATCAACTTCTTTTTTATTTTCTACCTTTGTATTTGCAATATCTTCTGCAATCTTGGCAAGAGTAGCATTCAGATTATCATTAGTCTGCTCAATTGATAATGCTAATCTTCCAAGAGCAGATACAATTCTCTTTGAACCACCAATTCCTTCTTCAGTTTCTTGTGCTTCTAACTGTGGTTTTGAAATTTTATCTACGATTTCTTGAGGAGCTGCTCTCTTTGGAATAATTCCAGGCAACTTCGTGACTTTTAATTTTGCCTTTGTTCCTGGTCTAAAACTAGTAGCACCAGAAACAAATGATTTTGCCTTTTGCTTCTTCTCTTCAGATTGCTCTAATGTTTTCTTCTCTTTATCCTGCTGCTGTTGAAGTAATTTAAGTCTTACATCTTCTTCATCATTAATTCTCTTAATAGTAATTTCAGCAAGATCATAGAAACGAATAAGGTAATCGCAAGCCTCAACGAGGTTTCTGTTTAATTCTGGTTCTTTATGAAATATACCCTTACCTTCTGCTTCTTTATAGTTAGAAAGTGAATATCCGAAAAATCTTAAATGTTGTATTGCAGTATCATAATCTTTATTTGTTGCATATAAATATCCAACCTGCATCAAGAATTCAGTATCTCTATCCAAAAACCTATCTAAATTCTCATAAGTCGTTCCCCTATTCTTTGGAGGTGGGGACAAATGGAATCCAGGAGGAACTAATTTATAGAGTTCCTCCTGGATTCTTTGTTTCTTAATTTTGATTAGATCTTGCGTATCCATTTAGAGACTCTGCTTTTTTGATGCCTTTTCTTCTTCTTCCTGAATATGTTGCTCCAATAGAGTTAAATAGATTTCCCTTTCCCAAGGTATCATATTTTCAATCTCTGTTAATGAATATTTATGATACTGCATCAGGGCAAAATTAATTCTAAAATAAGATTCCAAGTCTTCGTGACTCATCATTATCCGAAAAAACTTGATAACCCTTCTAAAACTATTTCATTTTCAACTTTTGTTTTTGGATTAACGACAGTTAATGTATGAGATAATTTAGGCATTGTGTCGAAGAACTGCTCAATTCCTTTGAATTGATTTGAATCCATAGTTTCTAACCAAGAAATCAATTCCTTCTTACTGACATCTCCTGCAGACCAAGATTCATCTTTAGTATAAACCATATCAACACAAGAAGCAACAACCTCAAATGATTTGTCAATTACTTCTTTACTATTATTTTGAGCACCAAAATCAAAGTTGTTATCAATAAATTCTTGAAGTGATGGATACTTCATCTTCACTGTAATATTATCATCAACTTTAACTTCAGAAGTATGTCCCTCTGGAATTAGAACTTTAATTTCGTCAATATTTACACTAACATCAACTTGAGTTTGATTGTCATCGGGACAAGTAATAGTCAGTTCAACAGATTCTCCCACAGACTTTGCACGAATATTCAAGAACAAATATTCAATATCAAAACTAGGAAGAGTTTCAATTTTTACTCCACGAGTTAGGATGCAATCTTTTAAAGTAGTTTTGACTGCATTTGTAATCTCATCTTGATTTCCACTTTCCATTGCAAGAATAAGAATTTTCTCTTCTTTAACTAGGAATGGACGATACTTAATTGGTTTTTTAGTAGATGGTAAAATCAACTCATAACTAGGAGTTGCAATCTTTGGTAAAGGCATTTTGAAATATACAATTCAGTTGTAAGTATTTAGATTTCTTTATTGAACGATGTCTTATTCTTCTTAACTTCAAAATCATAGTAATCATAATTGAACGTTATAGTTGTTCTTAATACATCAGATTGACCATATGATACAGGAACCGAAATAATATTAGAAGGAAACGCATTTCTTAAATTATATCTTGCTTGATATGATGGTTCAGAAACTGTTCCTGCGGTTCCTGGGGAATTCAATCTATCTTTACTTTCTCTAAATTCTCTTTCAAATTTCGTAATAATTACATTAGTTTTATAACCTCCAGATGGATAGCTAAATCTAAAATTATCAGACTTATCATTAATTTGCTTAAACCACCTCTCGAAAAAATCTAATACACCATACTCAACATCAACATAAAAACTCACATCTACAGGAGGATAAACTCTCTTAGTTGCATACTGTTCTGTTACTCCTTGCCTATCACCAAACACTTGTCCTAGTTCAAAAGATGAACCTGGAAGGACAGCTTCATATGCTGAAAAATTTACAACCTCATCATCAATTCCAGAAAATGACTTACTAATAAACACATCAAATGTTGAGGTAAGTGACGGTTTAAATTTCCTTACTAACTCATCAGTACTATAGAAAAGTCTTCTTGATGGCATCTAAATAATTGGAAGTGTATATAATATATGTATGTCCTATAAGGGAATATTCAAACCATCATTCCCAGAAAAGTACATTGGTGACTATAAAAATATAATTTATAGATCATTATGGGAACTTAAATTTATGAACTACTGTGATAAAAATGAAAATATTCTAAAGTGGTCCTCTGAAGAAATACATATTCCATATATTTCTCCTATTGATAACAGAATTCATAGATACTATCCAGACTTTTTTATAAAGTATAAAGATGCTGATGGATGTATCAAAGAAAGTTTAATTGAAATCAAACCCAAAAGACAAGTTAAAGAACCAAAGGTTGGTAAAAAAATTACTCAAAAACAAATCTACGAAGTGAAAGAATACGCCAAGAACCAGGCAAAATGGAAAGCAGCAGAAGAGTTTTGTTTAGATCGAAAGTGGAAATTCCAAATACTTACGGAGGATAATCTTGGCGTATAGAACAATCTTCGAAGAAGTTAATCAAAAAGCAGGGGGACAGAATAGATCAAAGGAATGGTATCGTTCTAATATCTTTTTCGCACGATCAGTTAAGTATGAAAAAGATCCCAGTAAAATGATAACTGATGAGAGGGTTGATGATATTGATGTTATGGGAGGTCGAGATCAAAATGTCGTGAGAGGATTTCCAAAACTATTCAGTTTAATGTTATGGGAATACCGTGCCAAGTGGAGAAGGCAACTTCCATTCTACGATAAGTATCCTCTTGCTTATATTTTAGACTTTCAACCTAATTATTTCTTTGCGGTCAATCTACATTATTATTCTCCAGAAGAACGAATTGGAATTGCAAATTCACTTGCAGAAAATAAAATTCCAAAGTTTACTAAAGGAGCACATAAATACTTATTATCAGAGGTCCGTAGTCCTTTTTTAGACTTTGCAACACCAGAATGGAATACCATATGTCTATTACCTATCGAAGAATTTGTTCGGGACTTGGGTGGAGTAGAAATACCAATTCCTTCAGAAAAAGTGTGGGGTAGATAGATATGGAAACCTACGGAGAACCAGGAAAAAATGAATTTTTATTGCCGAATATAAACGGAAAATACTCGATAGTAGTAAATCCTACAACTAAAGTATCTCAAATTTATCAAAGAAAATCTCAATTTGATTTCCAATCAATAGGAACTCTCGATTTAAAAAGTAACAAATTAACCTTTGATGAAAACGCTCCTATAACAAAGGATAATGAAATTTCAATTATAAAAAATATTGATATATTTAGAAGACAGTCTGTAGCAACAGCAACTGTTGGTGGAGCAACTAACGCAGAAGAATTATTACTAGGAAATACTGAAGTTTCTCCACCGGAAAATCCACCAGGAGCAGACCCAAATCAAGATACTGGTGGAGGTTCTGGAGCACCATCAGGAACTCCAGCAATTTTTGAAGTAACCTCGAAAGACTTTCAATCAGAAAATGAAAAATTTAAACCTGAATTTTTGAAGTATCCATTGGATATGAGTTCAGGACAAGATAGAATAGTAATAGTCCAAAGACGATATAGAACTCCAGAAGTTTTAAATGGAAAGGGATTAGATATTAACAAAATAATTGCGGGTGAATTTTCAAAAGAAAGATTTCGTGAAAAACCTACAGAAAGTGAATTAATAGGAACTGCAGTTCTTCCAATGCCTAATGATATTTCGGAAACTAATGTAACTGCTTGGGGTGAGGATAGTCTGTCATCATTAGCAGCATTAGTTGGTGGTGCTGCTTTAGGTGCTGCGAGTGGTCTTGCCAACTTCAATTTAGATGCAGCAATACAAAGTGCAATGGGGGCAGCATCAAATGCACTTAATAAAGATACGACTGCAAATGAAACAATAAAACAACTTCTTGCTCTGAACGCTGCAGCAGCAGTCACTCAAAAATTCGGCATCAATATAAATCCAGAGGCATTCAGATCTAGAATTACTGGAACTGCAATCAATCCTAACCTTGAATTATTATTCCAAGGACCAAAGTTAAGATCATTTGGGTTCCAATTTAAGATGACCCCAAGAAGTCAAGAGGAAGCAAGAAACATCAGATACATTCTTAAGTTCTTCAAAAAAGGAATGGCAGCAAAAAGATCTGGTGGAAAGGCTGCATATTTCCTTGGTGCTCCAAATGTATTTGATATTCATTTTAGAGGTTCTGAATCTACTAATGATGATTTAAAAAGTATTGGGAAAATTAAAACTTGTGCTCTTCAGCAATGTGTAGTTAATTATACTCCAGATGGATTTTATGCAGCATTTAATGATCAACCCGCAGGAGGTTCTCAACCAATTGCAGTCACAATGCAATTGGCATTTACGGAATTAACCCCACTGTATAATGATAATTATGATGCAAACGATGAAAACACCGTTGGGTATGATAGTCTGAATAATGTGAGTTTTGGAACCACTCAAAATACTGGTGGAGGAACACCTACACCTCCTGGACCTCCTGGTCCATCAGGACAAGGAACTTCTCCAGCACAATCCCTGATAGTACCAGTTGAACCATTCCAACCTACATCGAGACCTCCAGGAGTATAATAAATGACTTATTTCAGAGAAGTATCAGACTTACTTTACCAGTCTCAATTACCAGAAAGAAACTCTGCATATGATTATGTGAGGGTTAAGAATCTATTTCGTAGAGCAAAGATTCGTGATGACTTTTTTCAAAATATAACTGTCTTTTCAAAGTATACAATCCAAGGTGAAGAACGTCCAGAGCAAGTTGCAGAGAAGATCTATGGAAGTCCAATCTATGATTGGGTTGTATTGATTTCAAACAATGTTATCAATGTCAGAACAGAATGGCCGATGTCTGACTATGAGATGCAAAATTACTTAACTAGAAAATATACTGAAGAAGAATTATCAGAGATCCATCATTATGAAACGATTACATACTATGATGGAAATGGAAAACTAATTCTCCCCAGTGGAAAAATGGTAGATCAAAACTTTTCTATGAATTATTATGATCCAATAGAAGAAGTAACAAAAACAATCTCTCCTATTAAATCAGTTTCAAATTATGAATATGAAACAAAATTGAATGATGAAAAGAGAAACATTTACATATTGAGAACAAGATATTTACAAACAGCAATTGATGATATGAGACAGATTATGTCATATGGTTTCTCATCTCAATACGTAGATGACCTTACAAAAAAAGGAGATGATTTAAGAATCATCTCCCTCAGATAATCATTCCTCGGCAAGTTTTTGGAAGTAACTTAGAGCATCATCTTCATCTTCATCAACACTTGAAGAAGAACGAGAGAGTGAATTAAGTTCGGAACGAAGATCTTCAGTCAGTTCTGGACCACGATCATTGTCCTCATCATCGAAAGATTCATCTTTCTTAGGAGCAGTCTTCTGACCTAGGACAGACTTGAGACGAGCATCAAGTTGTTCGTAGGACTTGAAGGAATCTGCTTTAGTGAAGTCCTCAAGAGAGTATGCTTTCTTCCAGATACTTTCAAGAACATCATCATCAAAATTACCAAGAGTTCCAGGGGAATCAAACTCGGACTTGTCATAGTTCCAATACCCATCCTTCTTAGTGATCTTCACTTTGAAGTTAGCACCTTGCCAGAAATCAAAAGGATCAATTGGAGTTTCATCATCAAACTCTGGTTGCATTGCTGCAGAAATCTTATCAAAGATCTTCTTACCAAACTTGAAGAGGAACACCTTACCTTCGTTTTCGGGATGTGCCTTATCACTTACAACATAGATGTTGGAGTAATAGGAGAGTTTGCGTTTACGTTGACGTACAATCTCCTGATTTGCTTTGCTTCCAGTGTTCCAAAGATCACGATTGGATTCGCAAACAGGACAGGATTGATTTACAGTAGTCAGGCAGTTATCAATGAACCATCCACCAGTTCCTTGAAATGCGTGACTGTAGACTTTTGCCCAGGGAAGTTCTTCACCCTCTGGAGCAGGAAGGAAACGGATGACTGCGAAACCATTGCCTGCTTTATCGACTTCTGGTTTCCAGATTCGTTCATCAGAACCACCTGAAGTATTCATCTTCTCAACTTCACTAATCAGTTTAGAAGTCAGAGAACCAAGAGAAGATTTTTTCTTAAGATCTGAAAAGGACATTCGGATTACCTCGGATTAATTGGATTTGTAGGATTGAATGGATACCCACTAGGTCATCCTAGCAGGTGCTGGTCTATCTGTCAATACCAGCCTTAATGTTCTTAATTGTCATTTTCATTGAGTTGAAAATTGTATTAATATCAGCATTACCAAACCCCAAAAGTCTAGAAGATTCAACTACTTGCTTCTTCATTTCAATTGCTTTTGGGTCATCAGATAGACTTAACCTAGTATATAGCAATTGTTGCTTTTCTAATAACTGTTCAAGAACTTCCATGTGTTCTTGCTTTTCCTCCTTTGTCATAGAGGGAAACTTAAAGATATCTCTGGTTAAGGTCTTCTGCAAATCAGAAATATCCTCAATTTCCTTTTGTACTATTTCGGAATCAAAAAATGACATCTAACTTTCCTCAATTAAAACTCGGAGTATAGTTTTATATTCCTTTATATCAATATTTAGAAATGGGGAATACTTTTTAATTTTTAACGAGACGGTTTCCCACACTGGATCCAATAGAACTTTATCAAACTTTTTAGAGTATTCAAAAATCTTATCAAATATCACTAAAGTCTCTATAGATATCTGACTACTCAAATACTTCTTTAAGATAGGAGGATGTTGCTTTGAGATATCTAAAAGTTTATTCAAGTCATTTTCAGACAACATTTCGTCTGATTGCTCTTTAAAAATATACTTTAAACTTTGCTGTCTTTTACTCCATTCAATATAAGTGGTTTCACCATTCCGACTTAATTCTCCAATCCATAGTCTTCCTGGATCATCCACCTGAACGAAATTTGCTATAAAAAAATTTTTAACTTCCTCGTCATTTTTTTGACGAGAAAGTTTTTCATACCAGTACTTATCCTTTCTCTTATTAAATGCTTCTAATGATGCTCTAGTTTTACCTGCATATTTAATATAATCATAATTTGGTTTGCTGAAATGATTCTTCAAAGATAGGTAAGTCCTATAAACATCAAATGGGGTCATATCAAAAGTTTTGCTCTGGAAGTTCTCTTAAGAAAGTTCAAATTAATAGCATCACACTTCAATTTTTCTTTCAAAGGTTTGCTAATCAATTTAGATACTGATTCAATTTCTAAATTGTTAATTTCACAATAATGAACTATAGCATCAATATAGTTCATATCATCATTTATCTTTACAATCTCCTCAATAATTTTTGAGAACTTTGCTTGGCATAAAAATTTTGATTGCAATGCTGATTCTAATTTACTTTCCATATTCCTGTAGTTTAGAGGTTATAAAATCCTTAATGTAGTTTGACAATAGTTTAATGTATTTTGCTTTATCATATTCTTCATAAACAACGCATTCACCATCTTCACAAGTCATTAGAACCACAAGTTTCTTAACTGCGATTCCAGTGAGTTCATAAAACATACAAGCATATGCTGCTGCCTGAACGAAGTAGTGCTCGATCCACTCCCTAGGTTTTTCCTTTTTAGAAGTCTTGAAGTCAATTACTGAAAGTTCTCCATTATACTCAGCAATACAATCTACAGTTCCAGCAATTCCTAGAACCTTACTATACAAAGAACTTTCAAGAGCATAGATATTATTTATCTTATCTAACTCGGGTTTGATAATCTTAAATAAATGTTTCGAGATTAATTGAACCTCTGGAAGATCTTTATTCAGGAGGTGATTTTCAACTAATGTATGAAGATCAGTTCCTCTACTTGTTGCTGCTTTATTGACTCGATTTGCCTCTTCTTCTCCGACTCGTTTTCTCCAGTCTTCAAAGATGTGTCGATTGTGATAACTTGTGACTGAAGTAATGGATGCAAACTTATGAACTCCATCTTCATCTAGGATTTTATAATATCTAACCCCATCAATAGTCTCCCTCTCAAGTTGAGGGAGACTTACATTACAATGATTAAACATTAGAACCCTGCTGCCATTTTATTTACAATATAAGACTTGACCAGACCAGATCTTACAATATCATCAACACCGAATTCAATTGATTCAAATTCAGGCATTCTTTGGATGATTTTCATAAAGTCTAGAATACCATTCCTTTCATTAGTCTTGGTAAGATCAGTTTGAGTTGCATCACCACAGAAAACAATTCTGGAGTTATCACCAACCCTAGTAATTATACTATCAAGTTCATGGAAGTTCAAGTTTTGTGCTTCATCAACAATGATAATTGAATTGTCTAAAGTTGTACCTCTGATAAAAGATGTACTCCAGAAAGTAATTGTTTCTTGCTGCTTCAGATTACCATAGAGCATTTCAAATGAAGCATCATCTGGCATCTCAAACATATACTTTACCATATTCTTATAAGGAATTTGATAAAGTGCAGATTTATCATCATGGTCTCCAGGAAGGAAACCAATCTCCCTAGTGGCAACTAGAGATCTCACAATCACAATCTTTTGATATGGAGTAATCTCACTGAGAACATCTTTGAGTGCTAGGTAAAGAGCACAGAATGTTTTACCTGTTCCAGCACATCCATACACAAACAAATGTTTATCTGAATTGTAGGCATCAAAAAGTTTAGTTTGATTTTGTGTTACTGGATTAATATCACAAAGGAAATCTGTATTGATTGGTTTCCTTCTCTTCATTTGCTTTGCGGTCATGCCAATTCCAATTGGCTGCAAATCATTGTTTCTTCTTTTTCTTGCCATTAGAGTTTCTTTACACGGGAACCTGGAGCTTTACTTGCACGATCCAAAACATCATTCCATCCTGGATTTCTGCTGATTAGTTTGTTTCTCCAATCACCAGTCTCTCCAGGACTTGCACAACCTTCAGACCAATCTCTTTTCCATTCGGGATTGTCTTTGTACCATTGAGTGATCTCATGAACACTCATCTCAACTTCTTTCTTTTCTCCAGTTTCTACATGAATAACAGGATAAATTGCCATAAGTTATGAAATCAATATATTTTATTTAGACCCACTCAAGAGCCTTTGCAGCATCTGGGAATTGTTGATTGAAGATTTCTCTACACCCTTCAGCAATCTCCATATGTTCTTTCTGGGTTCCATGGGCAGAACGAAGATTGATATAATGTATCCAAGACCTACAAGAACCAGTCATATAAATCCTGGTTGGAGTTGCAAGGGGAAGAATAAATCTAGCACATTCTTTTGCTACTCCTTGAGAAAGAAGTCTGTTGTAAATTGCCTGACCTTTAATAAAGTATTCTTGAATTTCACTTTGAAGTGTGAGTTTCAGATAACCATCTAGATCATCAGTAGAATTCTGACGATTTTTGGTATCCTGTCTACGAAGTTCAGGAACTTTTGCTACATCTGATAGAAGGTTGGTATCAGCATACCTCTGTGAAAATTCCTGGAAGGTGAATGATCTGTGACGAAGCACTTGAGCTGCAATACCTCTGGTAGTATTAATCTCAAGTGTCATAAAAGCATGTTCAAAGATACTCCAGTGCTCATGCTTGATGCAATACTTAAGAAGACCAGCAGAAGTATCAAAATTTAATTGATTGCTTGGATTACTAACTCTGGCAATATATGAAATTACTTCTTGTGCATTTGCATTGATAAGTTCTCCAGCACCTTGAGTGATTGAAATTAGTTTAATCATTTACCAAATCCCCTATAGTCCATTCTTTTTGCTAGTTTAATCTGTTTCTCAATGTTCTCCAATTGAGATTTCATATAATTTAATTCTTCTTCTGAATAAAGATTAGGTTTTTGTTCCACTGCTTCCTTAAGCAGTCTCATCATCTTTTTAATTCTCATCTAGATACACTTCATCGTAATCGTTATTATCATATGGAGTAGTGAACTTTACATACTCCATTTTAGTCGGTTCTTCTTTTGAAATTTCTTCCTTCAAACATCTGACAAGACATTCCATATTGTTGACGATGAGTTTGATTTTTTCTACATCCATATGTTGAATAGTGTTTCCCGAATTTTACACAAAAAAAGAGGGGAAGTCAAGTCCCCCTCTGAATTATCAAGCAACTTGAGGTTGCTTTGCCATATTAATTTGTGCGATCTTAAGAAGTTTTTCCTTTCTATCCTTATTCTTAAGATATCTAACAAAATAAGTATTCACTTTGCAACCTCCTGATTATTACAGGGACGGTAAGAAACTCCACGATATGTATTTTGTGGATGTGCTGGTGAATGTGTTTGTGAATACCACTTACGATATTCTTCCTTTGGGACATCAGTATTATACTGACATCCTCTATAAGTTGCTTTAGACATTAGGGTGCTCCTTTACTATTGTAAAAGTGCGTTCCTTCGGTTTCCCTACTTCCGTTTGCTATTTGCGAATAGCAAATGAACGTGTTATATCTATAAGAATACTTTTGTAAAATCGGATACAGTTTTAATCTCTTTGTCTCCAGTCATCTGGTTTATCCCCAGAAAAGAAATCAATAATGTCATCAACTCCACCAAATCTATTCTTATGATTTGAGGGATCTGGATCTCCTAAATCAAGTTGATTTAAAAAATCATCCATACTTCCCTCTTGCATATCTGGATTAGAAGCACGTCTTCTTGCTTGCCTTAAGATTGTTGCTGCAGATCTATTTGTCTTGGCAAGTTTTTCTGCCCAGATAATATCTTCTAGACTTACTTCTTCTTGTCTCACTATCCTATCGCAAATCTCTTCAAGACGCAATCTATAAGCAGTAGAGAGCATATATAATCTCCAGATATAGTGTATTTATTTTATCTTTCAATATAACTCAAAGTATGATCCTTGGCATAAAGTTGTTGAATGATGATATCACAACCGATCTTGGGATTACAATCACCACAGGTATAGACATCTACTGCAGCCTTACCCTCTTCAGGCCAAGTATGAATGCTGATATGACTTTCTGATAGAAGACAAATTACAGTAACACCTTGTGGTTCAAACTTTTTAGAGATGGTTTGAACCACAGTGGCACCACTAGCAACTGCTGCATTCTCCAATAAATCTATAAGGCATTTTTCATCATCAAGAAGGACAAAGGAACATCCATATAAGTTAAGTAAATAGTGCTTTCCCATCATCCCTTCTTTTTAGTTTTTTGAGACCCCCATAGTTTTGGATTTACTGTTCCATCAGTCCATTTAATATCAATAGGGGATCCTTTCCCATAATTATCATAGTAGTGATCGAAGATAGACACTTTAGATGATGCTTTTACGACATCATAAGAAACGTTATCCTCATTCAAATATGTAACAAGATAAGAATCTAGGGGAAGACTCTTATCCTTTGCAGTGACTGGATCACAATTCTTATGAATTATTTTCAATCTTCATCCCCCCAAACAATCTCGGGGAAAGCATCTTGAACTACTGCTTTAGTAATTTTATATCTTTTATGAACTTGCTTATCTTTAGTTAAACAAAGAAGTTCTGCTTCAGAACTATGAAGAGATTCACACAACTGAATAAAAAGAACTTCTCGTTTTGTTTGATTGAGGTTATTAACTCCTTTCACAAAATGATTAAATTTCTGCCATTCATGAATCAATCTAGTGTGTTCTGTTCCAGCAGGAGCATCGTTTGCAGTATATGGAACTTCTCCAGCAGGAATTGCTGATTCAATTCTTGGGTCGAAGTTCCAAATTAAAACTGCCCTCAATGCTGGACTATCATAATGACGAAGAATTTCGATTTTCTCTTCTCTAGTTTTTGCGTTTGATGCTCTTTGAATAACTTCAGACACCAATTGATTTGGTGGTAACTTCATTCTTAAATCTCCATTAATTAATCTTCGTAATCTTCCTCTGGATCGACTTGCTCAAATCTAAAAGCAATGATTTCATCGGGATAAACATTTCCATCTGCATCAAATAATTCTGGATGCAGATTTTCAGGTCTTCTAGACCAAACATACTCTCTAAATACCCATCCACCTATCACTCCAATAGAGAGTGCTAGTATAACAAAAAGAACTGAAAAGACCAAGGTGATTGCTAACATTGTAATTCTCCTATACTACTTTTGCTTCCTTATATCAAAGGAAAAATTAAAGTAGATGGTAACTTCTCTATTAAAGAATGAGACCACCTTCTCAAAACAATATTGAAATGTTTTAGATTTACGGTTTTCTCTCCTTAATATTAATTCAACACCTCGATTGATTTGCGAGGAATCACCTTTATTTATAGAAGTCATCAAAGCATATTATTTTCCTTTAAGTATTTAACAGTATCAGAACAACCTCCAAGATGCTTATCTGCCAAAACTACTTGAGGGAAAGTAGATCCCTCTCCAAACTCTGCATAAAAATCTTCACGACTGAAGTGAGTATTTAAAACATACTCTGTGATCTGATAACCTTTATTTACACTCAAGGTATTGAGAACTTGAAGTACCTTAACACAATAAGGACAACCGTATTTTGAATAAACTGTAAAATTCATAAAATTAAGT